ATGTTCCATTTCTGATACCTCCGTTTATTTAGGGAGCTTGTACAGTCTGAATAGGTTGACCTTCAATACGAGCACGAATAAGTCTCGGTTGCAGGTAGCTAACATCGAGTTTGATATTTCTGGCTACCGCGATACCACGACCTTGATGGAAGATACCAATACCGTATTTCTCTTTCAACTTGATATTGTAAATATCCCTGGTTGGATCGTTAAATTTCTCGGTAGATAAGCCCTCTTTCTGGAGAATTATACCGATATTGTTCTTATCAATACAGTACATATCGTACCGTTTACGATTCCAGTCAAGAGGGATAAACGGACTTAGCATTAAATCAAAGGCAAATGGAATACGTCCTTGTAAGCTGCCAGGGCCAAGTTTAAAGGCACTGGGTTGATCTGTAGCCGGATACAGATTCATGCCGCCCATTACCTGATTCATTAACTCCTGCTTAGCAAAAGTAATCCAGGTTAATGGATGCATCAAGATGGTATTTGGATCCATTTCATTTAACATAACAGCGATAATCAGGTCGAGGAAATCCTCTACACTGAAAGTATCATTTACGTTACCATCTACATCAAGACCGGAAGTTGCAGATAAACCACCGGTAACCGTTTTAACAACCGGATCGTTATCAAATACCGTATGACCGTGCAATGTAAACTGACGGAAACATTTCTGCTCCTTATGTCGTGTCATTGCGCGACCGGCTTGCTCAATCATCATTTGAATAACTTCCCACTGAGAGTCTTTTACAACTTCGTCGGTGTACTGAATCCTGATACCAGACTTACCGATACGGATTTCGACTCCTTCGAATTGTTCGCTATCAATGGTGGCTGTCGGCCATTCTTGACCTTCTGCAATATCGTTAGCTTTCATCGGGCCATATGTAGGGAATACATACAGAGCGCCGGAGTTTGGCATATTCACGGTTTTCATAAACTGGGAAGCTACGGCTACAGGTTCGCCTGCAAGACGAGCTGCCATTACAATAGTCTTAGGAATTAATATTGTAGCAGATGGACTGGATAGATATTCTTTAACATGAGGCGGACTTGAAATCTCGCCCTTTTGCCAGGCTTCGTACTGCTTTGCTAACTCAAGGTCTTTCTCGGTAACCTTTCCCTTGAGTTCTGTAAGTTCGGCTTCAGTAAAGATTTGTGCCATTCGAAGTTCCTCCTTGTGTCAATTTAAACGATTATTATCGGAGTAATAGACGTACCATACCAGAAAAGCCCACTGTATCCCAACTAGTTGGAGTACCGGGGAACTTCTTCTTAAACTCAACCAGTACAGAGGTCAGAGCGTCATAGTCTTTATCTGCAGTAAAGGTCACAATACCAAGATCATGATCGACTGTATATGTTGACAAATCCATTACATTATTACCAACAGTAACCTTTACACTGTCTTGAATAATAGCTTTATACGGCATCGTCCAAATAACTTGAGCACCGGTTAATGTACCGGCAGGTATAATACCGTCATAACTTTGGTTTTCACGATTACCGCCATCAGTTAGACCAGGAATTCCATTTGGAAATCTTGTATACTGATTCATATAACCATTGATATCGAAACGACCATCACGGTATTCAGGATCGAATGGATATGCATAATCACTACCGTTAACAGTTTGTATGGTATTGGGCTGAAGTTCTTTACCACCATAGTTGACATAAACATCATCTTGGCGCTTAGCTGCTTCATCCCACATGACCCATTTGAACCATCCCCATGGTTCAACATCCATTTCAACGCCCATGATTTGGCCAAGTACTTGCCAGTAATCGTCTGCAGTCTTATCGAATTTGTCATATTTACCAAGCAGCATATTGCGGCCATTTAAAGTGAGTATATCTTTACTAACCTTTAAGATATCGCCAGGCTTAATATCGCCCCAGCAACAACCGTAATTAACCTGAGCCGCATCTTCTTTACGACGAAACCAGGGGATCTCAACATACTGACGACGTAAGATGTTAGGATCGTTACCTTCAAAGCGATCTAAACGCCCAACGCAAAGATTATACGGAGCGGCCCCGATAAAAGCATTAGCACCGTCAGCCAAGGTCATTACAGGTAAATGTGTACCATACTTAAAAGACTTGACTAAAGTTGGTTTTAATGCACAAGCCATACCTTTACCAATAACAACCTCGGTTTGGCCAGGCTTACCAAAGGGATTTGAAAATAAGACAGGAAGTGTCTGATCAAGCTGCCATTCTTCACTAGGTGAAACACCTTCGGACACGAAGAATCGGCGCATATCTGTACGAGAGTTAGCTTTTGCTTTCATACCATCAAATAGTGCCATTCGTAGTTCCTCCTTATAACTAATTACTTAACTCTTTAAATTCTTACCTGAAAACATAGCTACCATGGATGATGCGATAGCTTCAGTTGAAATAGCTTCATTCTTGCCACCGCCTGGTGTTTCGATTTCTTCTTCTTCGCCAGCGCCATCTTTATGAGCAGTCCCTTGTTGTCTTTGAGGGATTGGTAATTTCTCAGCCAGTGATTGTCCATCGGCTACGAGATCGGAAATCTGTTTAGATGCAAGAGATTCCGCAATAGTATTGCGATCGTTAGGACTCTTTCCTTCTACAACGATAGTTAGATCTACAACACGATCTATGGCTACCATTCTAGCCAGTTTCGCGACTTGCTGAGCTAATTTATTACTTTGTTCAGCTTGGTGCTTTAATGGCTCGGTCTGTTGCTCTGCCTTATTAAGCTTGTCCTTTAATTCAACGATAGTAGCATCAGCAGCTATTAAAGCAGTCTCGGCGGTAACGGCTCTTTGCTCTACTTGCTCGAGAGATTCTTTATTTGCAGGAGCTGTAAAGGTTGCCATAAACTCCTCTGGTTTAATTTGACCGCTAATTGCCTTAACAACAAGTTCAACTACACCAATAGCCTTAGAAATCACTTCATCTGTAACTTCACCTTTAATACCACCGAGTTCAGTAGTTAAAGATTCGACTGTTGTAGTAAAGGTTGCTATATTCTGAACGCGATTTTCATTATTGGAGTTTTCTTGCTGAGAAGAGCCTTCTGTACCTCCTACATTTCCGCTATCCGTGTCTGCTGGAGGTGTATTAAGACTATTAATCTGATCGTTTATTTCCTTTGCTAATTCGGCTGCTGTCTTACTCACGAACTCAGTCCTCCTTCCTGGCTCATCTTCGAGATATTCCTTTAGTAGTTGTCTTGCAAATGCGGCAGATTCATCATTACCATTAGCTGCCGCTTCAAGGTCGGGTATAATTACCTGAGCATAAGGATCTGCCGGAACGTTAACCCAGGATATTTCTTCATACTCCATAACTCCTATAAGCCAGGTACAAACCTTACCATCGTACTTCCTGCCCTTTAAATGTCCACACCATCCGGTATCTAATATATCTGCTCCGCAAATTGAGCAGATGGCTGAATCAGCAGAACCACCAATAGACAGGGTTGTATAGGTACTATCAAGAATTCTACTAGCAACTAGTTCATCAGTTGTTTTAATGATAAGTCGCTGCGTTTGCAGATTCTTTTTAATAACACTATCGGTATGCTCCGCCTTTTGTATCCTACCTACAGGAGTTCCACTATAAGAGTTGTGATTAAGTAATACAGGTTTCTTATATGGCTTTTTCCATGACTTTACGGAAGTCGGAAAGTAATCCGCTTGGTAGGTATTTAGATTCTTGGTAGTAATGTTATGTGTTGCTTCAACAACAGAAAGTAATGCCACCTTTTCACCTACCCTTCTTCATTTGATTTAGTAATTGATTCTAAATCGTCATCTCCGACTAACCATGCTACAAAAGCATCCCAATCAGAACTATCATAAAGGTCGAAGAAACTTGCTATAGTGTTTAAGCAATTCATAGGAGATTCTATTTGTCTTAGAGATTCAATAACCATTGTATTTAGACGATGAAGAAGATTATCAAAGTAATTCTCAGCTTTGAATTTAATATCCGGGCCAAGATATGATTCTATAGTATACATGAAATTCTTCTTAGTCTGTGCTAGACAACCGGCCAGTTCCATGGAGACTTTATTGCTCGTCTCTCCGGCGTGATAAAGACCGACTACAGTCATTACGTCCTTCCTAAGACCGCTAAACTCGTATTTAATATTTAAAGCGGCAAACTCGGAAAAGTCAGGTACACTACCGGCTTTTGTCTTTGTCTTAGCTTTATTAGTTGGTTTAACTTTATTAGTAGTAGCTGCCGGTTTACCACCACCTGAATTACCGGCTGGAGAGGCTTCTGCTTTCGCATCTGCCGTAGCCTGAGCTACCGGAATAGTAACTACGTTACAGAACATAAGTCCACGATCGGTAACAGGATCTCGTCCAAGAAGTATGCGCATTTCATCTTCAGTTATAGCATTATGCTCGTATTGGAATATGGCGTGGTTTTCTTTTTTGATTTTCATATCCACATCAATTTCCTTAAACAAGAACCGTACATCGTCATTCGGATTTAATAATGGATCGAATCCACCTTCGAGAAGTAATTCTTTAATAACCAACTCGTTAAGAAATGCCTCCTGTATTCTTTGTAAGGCTTTGACACTATCGATAATTTGGTCTGTCATGTTCTCAGCTGTAGCCCTGGCACTTGTAGCACCACGCCCCATTTGAGATTCTGAAACTCCAAGACCGGTAAATACACGACGTTCAAAGTATAGTAGATAACTATAGGCATCTATAACTTGATCTAGGGCGACCGGTTCGATATTAACACGTTCTGTTGTAACCAATCCGCCCTCTAATTCCATATTCTCGACTTCGTCGGTAAGTTTATCAACATCATCTTGATCGCCCGGCTGTCCATGTTCACCTTCTGTACCAATCTTATAGTGTAAAAATGGGAACAGGTTTCTATAGATAAGTTTTAATACATTTTCTTCAGCTTGCCGCAGACTGATAATGTCATCTAAGACAGGAACGAGAGACGGAGTACCGAAAATCTTACCACGCTCTCTTTGATAGTAAATGTGTACAATATCTTCTGCTTTGAACTTAACAGGCTTATCACCCGCATCTTGCTGCCAACCCTTAACAGTCCCGACTTTATCCCGTTTTACTTGCATATCTTTTACCGGAAGACAAGAATAACCAAGGATTGGATCTCGTCCTCCGATACCTTGTACTTTAATCCCTTTTGGCCACTGAACTTCGCCTTTACGCAGTTTAGCCATAACTACGTTTGAATACTTAACCAAGTCCTCGGATTGCTCTAGAAGCCATATATCGGTTGGTTGTTGTGTACATTCCGCCATAAAGGCGAACCTTGTCTTAAGGTATTGTACGGCGCTAGGGTTTTTACCAACAAGATCCCAACCGGCTTTAAACATCAACTCCGTATACTTACTGACAGACCTTCTTACATAAGACTCCTTGTTCCAAGCTTCCTCGATCTTATCGAGGGTCATAGTCGACCCTGTATAACTTGGACTGGAGTAGTCTCTGTTGGTAGGGTCGTCTGATAAGCCTACCTTCTTAACTACCGATTGATACGGATCTCGTTTAGCTCCGGCTTCTTTAACTTCAGGAACTTCTAAAGTTGTAACTGGCGAGACAGTAGCAGTAAACAAGGGGTGGTTTTTTAATGCGTTCGCCATTATAGCCAGCTTACCCATTAACGCCACGCAACCACCTACCTTCTAATTTATCAATTACTTTATAGTTTTAACTTTTATCTGATCGGCAAGACCTCGGATAACACCAATTAAAGAGTGTGTAATATTACTACCCCTACCGCCGATAAAACCAGCTATAACCGCCCCTATTACCTTAGATGCTAAACCTCCTTCAAACAATGTAACACCGGTACAAGCAGCAATTCCCGTAGCTACTGCAAAGGAAATACTCATTTTCTGTGCGGGTGTTAACTCTCTTGGAAGAATGGTAAGTTTTACACCTTCTACAACAGGTTCTGTAATAGCGGAGATAATAATTACTTGCTGTAAACCGTCAATAATGATATCGGTATTCATATCAAACCTCCATCTTTAATGTAACTGCTCCATAATGTATCAAGGTTCTATACAATACCACAGCAAGTTCAGCCCTGGTTAAATTATCATTGGGATTAAATTTTCCTGTACCCTTCTTGAATATATCAAGAGTTGTCAGGCCATTTATTACATCTATCATACTGGGTCGTAAGTTGCTTACATCACTAAAGATATTACTGGCTTTAGGAAGCGAAGTGCCACACCTAATAAACAAATTTCCAACAATAACAGCGAATTCTGCCCTTGTTATATTGTTTAATGGTCTAAAGGTACCATCATCGTACCCTCCAAACAAACCAAGAGCATTCGCTTGATAAACGGCTTGCGTAGCCCAGATACATTTCGGGTTTGGTATATCAGTGAATTTCTTAGGAGCGCGATCTTCTTTAATTCCAAGAACCGCTGCTATCCTAACAGACATTGCCACAACCTCTGCTCTAGTACATCCGGCATTGGGTGTATATAATCCTTCAGAACCTTTAACTATACCCATATCGTATAGCTTATTTACAACACTTTCAGCCCAGTGTCCTTGCATATCTTTAAATGGCCCACTGTATGCTAATGCATTTGCTACATCGGTTTTAAACTTCTCCCAGGCTACATGTCCGCCAGCTGTAGTATCGGCCCAATCTCGTGGACATTGCTTACGGGTACAATCATAGTGACGATAGAAATCCTTATAAGAATCCCAACCATACTGTTTACAGAGAGCTACTCCTAATTCAACGGCCTTTTGATAAATAGCCGGCCAACCGTCGCAGATACAAAGTTCAACACCAATCAGAGATGAATTCGCGCCTGCTGGAAACTTACTCTTAATAAAAGATGTATAATCAGCACCAGGGCCAGCATGCCAAATAACCTCATTATGAGGAGCACACCATAGAATTTTATCTTTATCAACTACATAATGAGCACCTGTATCGACACGATTCCATAGTGACCAATGATTATCTGCATTAGCCGTCTTTGCGTAATTCCCAGTATAGTGCCAACATACACCTTTTGGTGTTAATACATTATACGTCTTAGCACAACGAATACCTTTCTTCTCCGGTACAAACCTCTTTTCAATCATGTTTAAGACCTCCTTTATAACCATGCAGATACTAATCCGGCTCCGGTATCAGCCTCTATTCCTAAAGCTCCAATATCTTTAGCCATCACTTTTAATATTAAGTACAACTCTTCTTCAGAAGGTCTTTTGTTAAACCTTCGTCCGTACTTCTCAATATATAAAGCGGCCATACCTGCTACATGGGGGCAAGCCATACTTGTACCAGACAAGGCTCCGTATTTACCATCGGGTAATGTAGACCATATGTGATCGCCAGGGGCGGCTAGGTCTACTTCGTTATTAGTGTTAGAGAATTTGGCCACCTGTGATGAGAAATCAACAGCTCCTACACTAACTACGTCAGGATACATTGCCGGATAACTAAATTCTTGTGTATTACTATTACCATCCCCTTCGTTACCTGCGGCGCAACAAACCATAATACCCTTACCAACAGCCATCTCGATAGCTTGGCGTAACGCAGGACTATCTTCTGGACAACCAAGACTCATGTTGATAATATCTACTCCGCGACCATCTTTATCTTTATAATCAATCGCGTAGTAAACACTTATCACCAGCGTACTCACTATACAACTCCCATTCTTATCAAGAGCTCTTAAAATGAGAAGTTTAGCATCAGGTGCTATCAAACTAATTATGCCAGCTACATGAGTACCATGACAATTTTCATCGTCGTACCGTTCCGGCGCTTCGCCGGGTACAAAGTTGTAACCGTTTACTATCTTATCGGTTAGAGCCGGATGTGTTCTAGCTACTCCTGTATCAATAATGGCTACGATGACCCTCTTACCTGTAGAGGTAGGCCACATAGATCGAGTTTTGATAATATCGAGACTAGGACTATGTACATAATTATCCGCTCCGTCTGCTACATGATTAATAGAATAGTTGGCTAACTTAAACATTATACTCTCCCACCTTATAAAGAAGTTTTGAGTTAATTACCTCATCCACATTTGAATAACCAGTCCTACCGGGAAGTAAATCGTAACCTACTCTTTTAAATGCTTCAAGAACTATCTTAGTTGAAAACCATTCTTCCTGGGTATTAAGACCTGTTCTCAAGATGTATCTCAACCTAAGATATATCTTGATAAACAAACCTTGATCATAACGTTTATTAACTCGATCAAGAGCATAGCCGACAACACCATTGATAGCATTGTCGGCTATGCTCTGGCCGGCCATATCGCGGTACCTGTATATTGAATATGCGCAACATTTTCTAATATCAATTAAATCGACACCGTACAAAGGTAACGCTACAATCATCATAGTATTAGAAATGGCAAGACCTATATGATTGGATGACTTACCAGTAATGGCTGATAAGAACTTGCTTAATATAGTATTAGAACGAATTGATACAATATCTCCACGTTTCATCTCAATCATCGTCTAAACCACCTCTATTTATATTACTTGTTACAAGAACAGGGTCGACCAGTCGACCCTGTTCTTGTAACTTATTAAAGATTAAGCTTATTCTTCCCACTTGAAGATTACAACGTCGCCTTCGACAACGATATCCGGAGCGAAGTCAACAGCGTTGCCACGCCCGGTAACTCCGATTTCTGTTTCGGTGTAATGTACGGTCGGGGCTTGTAAAGAACCGTTAACAAATACGTCCATGCTACCACCCATCGGGAAGGTTGCTTCATCGGGAACTGTAACTGAACTAACACCAGCTTGTCCAGCACTGATAACCACAACTTTCTTATTATGCTGATGGTACTGACCTTCTAGTGTAGTTACCCGAGTATCCAGGGCAGTATCAGCATCGGTACGAGCAGTGACTTCAGTTGCCAGGTTGGTAGCGATTTCAGCCAGTGCGCCCTCGACAGTTGTGGCAGTAATCTTATTACCTGTATCCTCAATACCAACAAGAGATGCACCTTTCGCATTAGTAGTAGAGGCAAGATTTTCTACAATAGCCGTATCGGCATTAGCACGGGCAGTTGCTTCATTACTGATATTGGTCTGAAGAGTAGTATCGGCAGTACTTCTGGTAGAAGCTTCAGATTCGATATTGGTTTGAAGTTCTGCTAAAGCCGCTTCAACAGTAGTAGCGGCAAACTTATTAGCACTATCTTCGATACCGATAAGAGAGGCGCCTTTAGCATTATCAGTGGCAGCTAGATCTGTTTTATGAGTAGCCAGGCCGGTAGCAGTATCATCTGCAACCTTAGCTTTAGCATCGACAACGGTTTCAACGTCAACAACACGAGCTTCAAGACTTACAAATGCAGCTGCATCAATCTTCTGAGCAAAATAACCGTTAGTAGAGGCCGCATCACGAGTATGAGTAGCTGCAACTTCGGCACCACCGGTATCTTCAAGAGTACTTACCCGCCCTTCGATTTCAGTCAGAGCGCCTTCAACGGTAGTAGCAGTAATATTACCAGCAACATCTTCAATACCGATTAAACTTGCGCCTTTAGCGTTAGCAGTAGATGCAAAATCAGTACGAATTGCGGTATCAGCATCGGCACGAGCGGTTGCTTCGGCATCAGCTTCATCAGCCAGTTCTGCCAGCGCACCTTCAACGGTAGTAGCAGTGATCTTACCAGCAAGATCCTCGATACCGACGAGAGATGCTCCTTTTGCGTTAGCGGTAGAGGCGAAGTCGGTACGAATAGCAGTATCGGCATTAGTTCTGTTGGTAACTTCAGTAGCTAGGTTAGTGGTGACAATATCGATATTGCCTTGTAAAACACCCTCAGCATCGGTAGCACGGGTTACTTCGTTACTTACCTGAGTTACAAGCGGAGTAACTAAGTTAGCTTCGCCGTCTCTATCGAGATCGACTGTACCGTATATGTCGACAGCCAGTTGCTCGATGTTTAAGTGGGCTGTCACATCAGCAGCTCCGTCAACAAACTTCTCATTCATCGAGAAAGCTTCGTCAACATCTCTTAAGGTAAACCTGCGGATATACTGAGCATCGATATTGGTCGGAGCTGCAAATGTGTAAGCAGTTTCGGTCTCACCATCGGTGGTATAGAAACTTAACTTAAATCCGCCAGCGCCGGCATTCAGGGTAGCATCCCATGTCATACGACCATAAACTTCACGGTCATTAACATCAAGAATTGGCTCGCCTGTAGCAGAGCTGCGAACGATTGCCTTATTCTTAACAGTAGCATTGGTAGCATCAACGATAACACCAAGTTCTGTACCTGCTGGAGTAGCCTGTGGATTAACAGCAGCAATAACGTTATCAATAGCAGTGCCATTTGCAGATACTGCGTTTAACTGAACATAATCAAGCATTAATTTGGTAGCAAGAGCGTTTGAATAATGAGTAGCCCAATCGACATCTAACTTACTCTCAGCAATTGCCGCATCTGCAGCAAAATGAGCATTACCAAGTGAACCGGCTTTAATTTGCACGTCACGAATCTTTACAAAAGCCATGTGTTAAAATCCTCCTTTAAATAATTACTTAGTGTCTAACAAATATATTACGCCGATTAGCATGGTAATTGCTAATCAGTGCATACACTTGAAATCTTTTTAAGACCAGTATTTTCAATGAAACGTTTAACTTGACGTTCTCTATTCGGATCGTCAAAGTCTATGTATTCTTGAATGTTACCGGCCAACCGATGAATTTGCCTGGTAATCTTCTTGGTTAGTACATTGTTAATCAAATCTCTTCTGTTAAGCTCATCCAGTTTATTCATCTTTGCAGCGTCTAAGATAGAGTTGTCTAAGTTATAACTAATTTCCTCCATACTCGAAAGAGAACATTCTACAAGTTCAAATAAACTATAATCGCTATCTTCGTCAGTGACCTTTGCTAACCATTTGGTTAATGAACGAGCCTTATTTAAGTGTAGATCACGAAGTTTATTAATCGTAATATCAAGAGTGTCTCTCATTGAGTTATTACCAACGTTAGTAAGTCGGGTATGAATAGCCTGACTCTTACTTCCCAGAATACCCATCCTTACTTCTGCCATACTCTTAATACTGTCGAGATGTCCCGAGGGAGCTTCGGTAAGAATCGTAACAACATCTTTTATCTTGTCATTAAAACGTTGATTAACGTTAGAGGACATTGCTTCAGTTGAATCCTTAATGAACTTTTGTAAACCCTCGACTCTTTCTTTATTAACAGATTTAACCTTCGCTTCAATAGCAAGCGCATCAAGATCTATCTGACTTGGGTTGTTCATAGCATCGATTACACGTATATTTAAAGCCTTGTTCTCTTCATCCCTTAGCTTAATAAGTTCGTCTTCTCTAAACTTAACCTTACCAAAGAAAATCCCGCCAAGTCTGGTAACGTATCCGGTTAATTCCTCGTGCATATATAAGAGTGCTGGATAAAGTTCTGCTTGAACACTTCCTTCGATAGATGTACGGTGAAAATCGTCAAACTGAGCAACTATCTCAGAATTACTTTCGGCTCGAGCCTTCTGATATTCATTAAACTGACACGGGCCGGCGAGTTTCTTTGAACTAAGGCATTCCTCTACCTGGCTAATTAACGTTTCAAGATTATCTTTAGCCGCCATAGCTTCTGTAAGTAAATCTGAAGCCAGGATACTATTAGCATCCTTTAATTGACTCGGTAGATTATCTGATAACTCCTGTCTAGTTGAAACTCTGATCCAGTTGATATCCGGGTCATATCCTAGTATTGGTTTGTAGCTAAGATATTTCCTTTCAAAGCTTTTCATAAATACCTCCAAAAGAAAGGTTTACCCCGGAATTCCGGGGTACCCATTAATAAGAGGTTAGAGATTAGCGACAGATTAACCAGGAAACCTATCGCTATGGCAGGAACTCCTGCCTTACCTTAGGTTACTCCGACTGGGAATACTTGACCAACCTCCCCTACCCTTAGTAGCCCGAGATCTTAACTTTCTAATCTCTATGTCTCTTGTAGGATCTATATTAGGGTTACAACTTTCTTTATACCCTTTCTCCAACATAGTAGTACGATCTTTAATGTCGCCATTCCTTGTATCAAGATTATCAATTTTCTTAAATCCCCAACCAGCCTTTTGTTTAATCATGTCGTCATATTTCAAGGCAAAGCCAAGGAAACATAAATTCAAAGCGTCTACGATATGTTCATTCTCATCGGTATACGTTGGCATACCGTTTGGAGATACATTCTTAATATAATAATTTTCAAGTTGGTCTACTAGTTTCCTATCCCAAGGGAAAGCTATATGCTGTTTCTCAAACTGGTTAACTGAGTAGTTAACCATAAAAGGCTTAACCGGTTTCTTAACAACCTTTCTGGTATGAGGATCTCGTACCTTAACCTTTTCAGAGAAGGATACTCCAATAACTTTCTTAGAAAACTCTTTATTACCAGTACGAATACCATGTAAGTGTAATTGCTCTACCTGCATCTCACCCATACCACGGTCAACAAAAATCCAGTCCCACCTAAACAGTTTGTCAGAATTGATAATAGCATTAACACCTAAGGTTAGGGTAAATTCATGTCTTGGTATTTCTTTTCTAAAGATAACCTTAAACATCCCAAGTGTCGTATCGAACTCAAGACCTACTAAATTTGGAGTCGCCTGAACCTTATCCCAGTCCACTCCAAGAATTCTTGGCCCGGCGGGAGCTGGCGGCAAGTTACGTTCATCATAATACTTAAGATTGAATATCTTACCAAGCTTAAGAGCCAGGTCGATAAAGCGTTTTTGGTATACACCAGCTTGTTCTTCACCGAACTCAGCCATAACCTCTTGCAGATAACGTAAATCGGTAAGTTCTTCTTTTAGATCTTCAAGATAACTTTGACCCGTATCTGGGTTCATCTCAAGGAGTCGCTTATTAACGGTACTAGGTAAATGGAATGCTTTCCAACCTTTAATCTTACCAGTACACCACCGATAGAATGGCCCCCTCTTACCAGTAGGAGTCGAAGCTGCAAATATCTTAATACGTGCAGGATCTTCGTTAGCAATATTGATGATATTAGTAATATCGTTATCAGCCATGTAATCTACTTCGTCCGTTACAAGAACGTCTGCATACTGACCTCTGGTACCAGCGGCTCCTGTATTTGACTTAGAACCGGCTGTCATACCTTTAATAGCGGTACCATTCCAAAACTCGATTCTGTGATGGACTCGCCGTTTAACACTAGATAACACAGGAGATGCATCGATCAATTGATTAAGACGCTCGAAGATAAGATCTACCTGCTCTTCGAAAGGACATATTATCAGAATCTTATACTTGTCCTCATCTTCGCGAAGAGTTGGCGATCTGTTATACTGTGTAAAGGCATACCATAGAATCATAATACAAAGTATTTCTGTTTTTCCTAGTCTGCGCCCTAGTCTAAATACGACCCTCTTATTATCACGAAGTCCATACATTAGGTCGGGCTGATAATCAAATGGTTTCCAGTTTAAGTAGATATCAGACCATTGAACCGGATCCATGATAACTTGTAGTTCGGCTGTCTCTTCAGGAGTTAATGTAGATTGGGGCGGCGCTATTATTGTTGCCATATTACCGCCCGCCTAGGTTATTCCTATTAATCATACGAGCTTCGTTACCAAGCACGTATCGAGCTGCCATGCCTGACTCATGAGCTTGCTGCATAGCACGTTGACGCATAGTTTGCCTAGTTGCCGTATCTGTAAAGCTATGACCAAATCCATGAGATGCGTGCATCTTCTTATCCTTACCTGCAAAATAAGCTTCGGTACCAATGGCACCGATAGCACTAGCCATTTGATAACCCATTTGAGCTATCGCTACGGACGGTAAGAATTCCCATAATGCAAATGTACCGGCTGCGCCAAGAGCGGCTTTTCCGACAGAATCGCCTTCACTTCTACGCATCATATAATCAACACCGGAAAAAGCAGCATTCAATGCAAGTCCTGCGCCAAGTTGTCTGTTAGTAACCCTCCTGGCAGCATGCTTAACTATCGTTCCAATAACTCCGGCCATTAAAATCCACCACCCCTACTATTGTTAGATAGGGCTAAGGCTAAGTCTCCACCGCTACCATTTAACATATCATCGAGAGTCTCACCATTCCTATAGGCATAATCTAAAGTTGTAGGTATCTTCTTAGAATCCATGTTATATAGTCCGGCTTTAGTCCTTTCAAGATTAGGTGTAGTTCCTGGATGAATACTACCAGCCATTCTTGATATACTCATATCACCTAAGAGTATATCAGCGCTTTGACCAGCTACACCATCACTTAAGCCTACTCCGACCGCTGCTATCGGGATTAAGTTAACAGCACCTACATGAGCAACATCTCTTGCTCTATTGGCAAGACCTTTACCGGTACCTACTTCGCGCATCATTATTTCGCCAGCCTCGCCCAGTACCTTATCTGCCGCCTTAACGCCAGCCCAGGCTGTCTTACCAGCTCCTATTGCAAAGCCTTTTGCAAACTGACCAGTTAGGTAATTCACTCCTGTTTTCTTACCTAACTGATACATGCCAGCAGTTCCTACAAAGGCACCTTTTGCAACTTTGGCAGTACCTTTAAGGGCGGTACCTAATAATCCCTCAAAGGCCATTAGTGGCAATCCTTTATTTAATACATTAGATATAAATGGCATCGATTATCCCTCCTATTCTTAAAGGAAAGGAATGCCGGCAATATCAAAGTTACCTCTTTGATCACTAAATGGAGAACCTTCTCCGCCTAATGTTCTAAAAGTCGAACCTGCTAAGAAACTTGCACCAGCAGTAGCTCCTGCTCTAATCCCGGCTGTTGCATAATCAATCTTACCTTCTGCGTTACGTGGAGTGAAATACCGTGCAGGCCTAGCCGCCATATCGATACCCTTACTTAATCCATCACGACTATTGATAGCACTTAAAGCTTCGTTATAACCAGCAACATCTCCACTTTGTCTAGCTGCCTCCATCTTAGTTCCCATCTGGCCGTATTTAATACCGGCCTTTTCAGCAGAGTTGGGAACAACTTTAGTTATAAGGTTATTAACAAAACCACCTATATCTTGGTTCGTTGGTATTCTAGGCATAGTTTATCCCTCCTTAAATAAATGGAATTCCTGCAATATCAAAGTTGCCATCACCATCGCGCGTAAGACCACCACTACCAAACATTTTCCTACCAGCGGTAGCGGTGGCAACTCCCATACTTACATCAAAACCTACTCTCGAAGCCGACTTAAGATAATCAATACCTTGGCCATTAGCTTTGGGAGCTGCATAACCGCGCAACATTGAATGACCCATATCCAGTACATTTTCTGCAGTTTGTCTTACAATACCGGCCTCTGTCTGTCCTGCAGCTTGAGCGGCCGCTCTTTGTTCTGCTCGTTTCATCATAGGTCTGTGTGCAAACTCTGTACTTTTAGATGACGCTGGCATAATCCAGTCTAGAGCTTTTACCCATTTATTAGCGTCACCGTTTGCAAATATAGAACTTAATGGAGTAGAAGCGCTCAATACAGAACCTAAAGCTGGCATAATAACACCTCCTATAAATCAAAATCTACTTGTGAATATTCAATTTCAAAGCACGGTTCATTATCTTCCTGTGGCAAAGAGGTATATGTGGGAGTTATACCGTCAGAACTACTCTCTTTTTCCGGTACCGATTTTGATATTACTTCCTCAGGTTTATCATCTGATGTAACTACCGGAGTTACATCAATTGTTACCATTGGAAGAGGTTTTAATAAGCCTGCCTTTTGCAATGCCAGAGCTCTAGATACTAAATCTACAGCCTTCTTACTGGCATCGTTAGTAGCCATATCTTTCTTCGCTTTATCGGAACGGGTAGAGTCAAGAAGTTTAAATACCTTATAACGTTCATTTCTTAATTTCTCTTTCTGAACCCAGGCTAAATGAAGTTGAGGGTTATTATAAGGAACGCCCTGATTACTTATACCGGCTATAACATCCTCTATAAAGTCACCATCAATGGCAATCTTATTATCGCACCGTAAGATCTGTATTTCGATATCGACCAGATCTCTAACCATACCCATATCTACCGCATCTTCTTCCCGATCTTTAATACTAAAGTGATTACAGTACATTTCAAACCGGTCAACAATCGTGGCGATCTCTATAGGGCAACGACCTTGTTTATTAGCTACTACATTTCTAACTGTAGAATCTATATAGCAAGATTCAGCATAAGGGCAATCTTCTCCTCTACAGATTATAGGCACTGCGGCCATGAGACCGTGTCTCGTGTTAGATACTGATACAGCAGTTTTAACAGCACTAATACTGACAGAATCTATACCCCAGAATGAAGGAAGGACTCCGAGGCCACTTGTAGTTGTAAGTACACCATCGTCATTTAAGACGATCATATTGTTTATGTCTTTTAAAGACGGTGCTTTTAATGGTGCCGGAACTTGTTCCTTTTGCTCTTCACTCATTACTATCTACTCCTTATCTAAAGTCAGACCTCCTCAGGCCCTCGCGCTTTACGTTCTCTATCAAACTTACCAGCTACTTCAAGATAAGGCTATCAGAAGATAATTATCAGATATCTATCCTGACAGCCTAAACCCGTTGCCAAGCAAGCTCGATGTTTTTGTCACAGCAATACGCCGTCGACCCTACCATTTTCCTTTAACTTTAGATAGGTAATTTGTAACAGTATCTAAAGGTAGATATTACTTGGTTCTAAATAGATTGTGTAACCTCTCAGTATATATTTGTACAATGTAACTTGTCAAATGTAACATTAGGGTATATAATAGTGTCATCCAGAATGGAATACAGAGGAGGAGATGTAATGAATGTACGTAGCTTGTTTACCATGCTTACATTAATCGTACTACTAACAGTTCTAGGAGTCCCGGTAGAAGCGAGTGTAAGTGTAGAGAGAATGGCTGGTCAGGGGCCGGGGTACGTAGATGGCCCGGTAGAAGATGCCAAGTTTAGCATGGCAAGTTTAGTACTCTGGGATAAGAATGAAAAAGATGCATACGTCCTGGATGGAGTATCCCTAAGATATATAGCAGATGGTCAGGTTAAGACCATAACAAGCCTGTGGCAGGCTACAGAACAACTCGCTCCGTACGGATTAGATGGAGAAGCTCGCATATGGAGTTTCAGGTATGGTAATATGGTCTGGGGTGGAGATAAGATATATCTCTCCGGGTTAATGTTTAAGAAAGATGTGAAGGGGCCACTCACGAATCTAACTCCAGAAAGTTCTAATTGGACTCGTGAAGGATTCACCTATAACGTCTTCTTTGAAATAGACCCGGCGGCCGGAGATATTAAACTCTTACGGGCAGATAAAGCCTACTGCAACATAGCACCTAGAAACGGTAACTACATTCAAGGTATCTGGGATAAGCGCCCTGACCTTACCTTTAACGGTAGTAACGCACTTTACGTATATTACTTCTTCGTACCTGTCCCAAAGATTCAGCCGATGGGGGATTCGTTTCTCGTAGTCAAAAGTACTGACCCGGGTGAAGAAGATAATAATCAGCAGTTCTGGCTGGCCAAGTGGAACAAAGATGGTTCAGAAGAGATATTGTTTAACTTAAACAAGTTAGCACATAGATATCACGAGTGGGATCCTATTCCTAATACAAAACCTACATCGCCATTTGGTCTTATAGATGTAATAGCCTTTCCGGGAGATGACACAATATATCTAACCGATGGTGTAAACTCTTCAGCGCTTAATATCTTTACAGGAGAGGTATCGGACTGGATATCAGACAGATTTGTTCAAGACGGGGTTATGATGAAAGGTAAGATGAAAGACGGGTATATCTACTTCTTAGATAATACCGGTATCTGGACGGTTAGTCCCGGAGGTGCTACCACGAGACCGGTAGAGGCCAAGTATCTAGATTACTCAGGCAATATCTTTGGCTACGATATAAATAGTAAAGGCGAGATTATTGTCGCAAACTACACCAAAGGTACTATCGATATGTTCAAACTCTCCGACCTGGATGTTGTAAGAAGTCACTGGATCTACTTAAACAATAAACAAGTACGTCAAACCATATGGGGTAACGCCACACTGGTAGAAGAGTATAATGGCAAGGTGTATATAGGTATCAAAGCTATTACAGAACTCTTTACTACTCTCTCGATTAGTAGTAATCAAAGTACTCTTAAGATGTATCACAACTCCGGAAGAAGTATAACCATTTCCTTAACTCGTATAGAGCACGAACATAATACGAGTTATAAGGCGGAACTAGACGAATTTATAGATGCCTATAATTCTATAAGCCCTCTTAAGATAGAAGGAAAATACCTAAACGACGACTTATATCTAAATACAACAGGAACTGAAAATAGCCATGATAATAACGGAGCACCGGACATGATGTACGGCATACCTGTTTACGAATAGGAGTGATTACGTGAGTGATATTAGAAGAGTAGTATCCGGCAACCTGATTATTATCGATAAGATTAAAGAAGGCGGCAAGGATATTCAGTTCGAGATTAATGGTCTTGTCATTAATGATACGAACGGTGGTTTTTACTTAGGCGGTAAGAGTGGTCTGTGTTTACAAATCGACAATGAAGCTCTTAAAGATAACGCAGAAAAAGCAATGTTTCTACAAACCTGGGAAACTATCGGTGAAGAGATATATAAAGCGTTCACCAAGGGCTTAAATAGAAACGTAAGGAAACCAGAGAACAAGGAACAGGAGGTTTAACACGATGCCATCAAACAATGATAAGAAAATAGATTATAGTAAAGGCTTTAAAGTAAGTATTGGCGGCAAACCTATTGGCCGTATCCAGGATATAGAGATTAAAGACAAATCTACTTTACCCAGTGTCGATGTTGAAAGTATGAAGCTTGGCGATAAACCTTTTGAGCTAAGTGCGGGAATTCTTAATGCTAATAATATAGCTCTAGATAATTACGCTTTAAACTGTCTCATGAAAGACGGTTTAGATCGCCCGATCGATCGACTAGCTCTTAACGGTATGACTGGAGTAAATTCTAATGATAATGTCTGGGAAAATGTAGATGTTGCTGAAAGTATCGACTCTTCTAAAGCCTGGACAAGAAAAGAGTATCCGGCGCCAACAAATATACTCCTTGGTGAAGATCATCCGCAATATAAAGAAATCCTGGATAAGGGATTTCTTCAGGGGTTCAAAACTATGAGAGAATTGGTAAAGATGCTCTTCGAAGAATCTGTTAAGGATATTGATCATGCCGGAGAAGTAAAAGCTGCTTTCTTTAAGGTACTAGATACTATTTCGTTACCTAAGAAGCCGGAGATTAAAAGTGTATCAGAAGAGTCTGCAGTTGACTGGTTTGCCGATAAAGTAATGAAAGGTTTAGGCCTCTCTGCTGGTATAAATGTAACAATCGACCCGAATATGCCACCGGGAGTAATAGGAGTTGTAAATGACATGAAACTCGAAAGTATCTCACTTATCAAAGAAGCTGTAGTACCGTGTGTTATATGCGGTAGTTCTACCGGCAAGTGTAAACACTTATCGAATTCCAAGTCTATCGATAAGATGCCGGATTTTACATTTCATAAGAATCCTTCCTGTGTGAAACAATCTTTGCAGGTTAAGGATGGAACTGGTCGTTCACTTGAGTTTGAGCAAATGGGAGATATCATAATCATCAAAGAATAGAAAGTCATTCTCTACGGATACGTTTTCATATCCGTAGAGAAATAATAAAGGAGGAATATCCATGATGACAGAACAAACTGCAAGAGAAGAAACTTTGCAAGACGAAATGAAAGCATTAGAGTATAATGTACAATCTCTAGAAAATACGGTATCAACTTTACAGAAGACTTTATCTGGTGTTATATCTTTAAATGGAGATACCATTAAAGAGCTTAAAGCTCCCGAGCGTCTTCCGTCGATTCTTCATAGTTACAATGGGAGTATCGTTAGCTCTATACAATCGCTCAATATTATGGTCGAACATCTCCAAGTTCAACTTGGAGAATATAAACTAATCTATTAACCGAGGTGATTTCGTTGAAACAGGTCTATTTAACCAGGTCTCGTGTCAGCGCTAATATTCCCCTTAAAGCGACTGGCGTTGCGGTAAGTATAGAAGAGATGAATAAGAAATTCGAGAATGTTAAAGGATTGCCCGTTAAAGACGCTTATCAAGTTGGCTGGGGTCAATCCGATTCAGTGGCCCCGTCTGTAGGTACTATATTGGACAAGTTTATTACGCCTGACGGTCACACATGGTTAATATACGAGGTCGATTTAGAAAAGTTAAGTTACAAAGCTCGTAGAGATATCACAACCCGTAAAGCTGGCGCTTTTGCTGCCTTTGAATACTCAAGTGAAGAAGGCTATAAAGATGTAATGTATGCTATTATCTATCAAAGAGAACCAGACAGGTATCCCTGGGAGGCGGAAAATACAACCCATGTTTGCCTAACAGGAATCAAAGATGATGAATTAGAAATGCTTCGTCAAGTATTCGATCCTCAATCAATGGAATGTATAGCTCTTTACGTAACAAAGCAGAATCAACCTAACGTAGCGATCGTTTCTTAGTGATACTACACTAAGAAACGATCCTTAAGGAAGTGATACCAACGTGTGTAACAATAACTGGTGGGAAGGTAGTTCTGATGGTCGTAACATACAACCAGGAATTAGTAGACAGATGCTTATTGATGCTGGTATAGTTTCTGGTCGGAAGAGTTCTGACGGAGGAGACGGTTGCTTTATTGCAACAGAGATATATGGTGATTCTCAGGCAAACGAAGTCAATCTGTTACGTCTTTATAGAGATGTAGTTATGCGTAATAGTTTTATAGGTAGACGATTGATTGACTTTTATTATGGGGTATCTCCTACATTAGTTAAGTTAATTCGTAAGTTTCCCATTACTAAGAAAGTAATCACACCAATACTTAATACGATCGTTACCTGTGTTAACGAGGAACCATCTCTAAGAAATGAAGAGTGCGATATCTCAATCCAGTTCAATACTGGATGTAATCTTGATTGCAAATTGTGCTTCCGGAAGCATGATACAGAAAGGAATAATAAACATATCTATCTACAGAACTTCTGGAACTTTATAGATCGCTATAATTTCGAGCACGGCATTGAATGGATTATATGGGAAGGTAGAGGAGAACTATTCGTAGATTACATGTTTCCTTTTTGCCTGAATAGAATCTGTGAGAGACATCCTAATATTATTCATACAGTAATCACTAATGGCACAATAGATGCTCTAGATGAACTTAAGTATCCTGAGAAGGTATACCTTTCTATATCTCTTGATGGCTTAAGAGATGTTCACGAGGATAACAGAGGTATAGGTACATTTAATAAGACGGTTGCATTTATAAAACACGCCTTAACAATGGGATTTGCCGACGTTACAATTCGTTCTATTGCTACAAAACGTTTTCTTTCTCAGCTACCACAGTTTAGTGATTTTGTAAAAGAGTTATCCTCTGATATACATGTTTACGTACAGGAAGTAATACCTCCTTTTGACAAGTCTATGGATATTGAATATCTTTACACATCCAGGGATAGTATCGAAGTTACATGTACAGGCTTTACTAATATCATCCTTGAAAAGAAACATCACCTGCACAAACAGATTTCATTACATCCAGAGGGCATCTTTAATTGCAATAAGCCTACATGTAAGATAGCTGACTATCATCATTGTATACCCGATGTGCTATCTGCTTATAATTTATCTAGGCTTGATTGTAAGAACTGTAAATCATAATGGTGTATAAACCGGAAAGATCTATAATGAATATACAACCGTCTTTGTGCTATGCTATCTACGTTACAGAGGCAGAACGGGATGCTATTGAAGCAGCCTTATCAATGGGTCTTAAATCGACAGACTCGGATGTAAATGAATTTATGGATAGTCTAATCAGACGAGTGAAATACGCACCACTGGTGGACAAGTTATGAATAGACAAACTAAATATATGTTACTGTTGAGCGAAGCAATGATATCTTTCACCTTCGCTCTAACAACGCCATTTGTACAATTACATTTTGTTAAGTTAGTCTCCCAAAATATCTATACCCTCTCTACACTTTTACAAACTACCTTTTGCGCTATACTTCAAACCATATTAAGGACTAAAGAAAACAGAGCGGTCTTTAGAAAATACTTTGTACTCGTTATGACAATAGATGTAATTCTAATGGTGGTAATAAACTATTACGGTATAAATAATACCAATCTAAGATTCCTTGGGTTTACAATTATAAACTCAGTCACAGCAACCATATGGATTACTATTATGACCGAAGCGATAAACAACAACCTCTCATCGGAGAATCTTACAAACTTTCAAGTATTAAGACAATCATGTGCCTCCTGGTCTATCGCTGCAGGAGGAGCTTTAGCTGTATTGATAAGCTACCTAAATATCGAATGGATCGTAATAGCTATTGTATTACAGTGTGTAGTAAACTTAATCTATGCCATCTGCGATTATACTGTATATAAACGATTAACTACAGAAAATAAGGAGTAATATAAATCTATTATGGAGGAAATGATGAAATTTACTCGTAGTTCAAAGCACCAAAATGTATTGCAAGATTGGGTAATTGAAGAATGTTCGTTGATGATGCAAGGTACACTTGTTTCAGCCCTCCGTGGCTGTGACGGTGTTATTAAAGAAGACATTTCTAAGAAATTCACGCGAGCTATTCGTAGTGTTGTTTTGAACAACGCCTGCTCAAACATTCCGAAGTTTATTACCTTTGATGTCACAGAAGAAGATATTAAGGTCTTTCTCAAACAACCAGATCACTATCCTGTTCATTGGCTGATGCACTTTATCCATGCCACGGAGGTTGTGGGTTGGATGCATGACAATGAATCTATCCGCACTTGGTGGAGGGATTTATACTTCCGGATGTGTGATATGTTGCATTTAAATCCGGAAACCCAGGAGCAGTTTTATGCACGGTTAAGTGATGGGCAGGAAAAGGATTGTTGGAAATCTTGATTATAAAGACCTCATCAATTAGAGGAGATTTAAACTATGAATGAACCAGTTTTAGGCAAGGCGGAACCTCATGGATATGATCATAAACCTATTACCTGGGGTGCCTTTTTAAAACTAAGAGAGGCTGCTCAAAAGGTAGCTGATAGTTTTGGTTATCCTGTTTATCTCGTAGGTTCTGCGTTACATAAAGAGATACCAAGGGATGTAGATGTATCAGTTATTATACCTTTAGATAAATATGAAGAACTATTTAAAAAACTACCTGAAAAACAGGAATATTATAGCGCTTACTTAGGAAGAGTATTTCATCGGTCTTGGCAATATACCTGTCATCTGCATGTATGTGATATTGAATATCATTTAGACATCAAAGTATGTCCTAATACATGGTGGATTGATAAACCTAAAATGTTATTAGCAGAACCAGGGAATAATGATAGGGGTGTTATATGATGTCAGAATCCATTGAATTTATAGAAGTTGCAGAAGGTGTCAAATGCCCCTGTGGTTATATTGATGCTACAAAACCTGTTGGAATACCGTTCTCACAAATATCCTGTCAAATGAGTGGCTGCAAAGGTTGCAAACACTTTAACGGCACAGAATACTTCACAAGAAATATCCCAAAAGGCGTAGGGATATGGGCCAAGGAACAGCTTAAGGAGATGAAGAAAAGTGGCTCGTAGGAAGTCTATTATAGAAGCCATAGTAGATGGTGATTCTCTCAGACCAGTTCACCAAGAACTTGATGCCTGGGCTTTTGAATTAGAACAGGCTATCAAACAGGGTAATTATGAAAACCGAGGTAAGATACAGAGGAAACTCGCCGCAGTCTGGAAGGCTCGGGATAAAGCATATTGTAAACATAGAGCTAATCATGAGAATCCATCTGGACTTACAAGTGCCGAACGTAAGAATGCCGGATTTCCCATACCTCCATCTCCATCGCCGACTCGTATGGTTAAAGAGGGAGCTAAACCTCGTGGTATGAAAACTATAAGTTAATGTATCTTAAAATGCTAATAGCGGGAACAACATGATTAGAGGACGTTATCATTAACGTCCTCTAATCACTCCCACGGGTTGAAGATCCTTGCGAATCAGCTGTTATACTATCAACATTAGATTATCCATTAATACACTGTATATACCATACAATATTTGGAAGAACGAGCTGTTCCTTAAGAGAATCCATGTCAAATCGGAGGTAAATTATAGAGTGCCTATCTTATTAATATCGCCAGTAAACTTAAACGAATACTCACCCATATTACACAGGGTTATCTTTGATAACTATAAATTAGGTTGGCTCATGGAGTTTTCTGATTACGTACATTACTCAGTTTGGGGTATCGCGAAGAACGAAGCTCAGGCTCTTAAAATTGCTACCGATTGTCTTAATATCTACGAGGGTATCACGCCCTTGCTCTACAAATTGCCGGTAGGCAAATCGTTGAGCCTCGAAGAGGCGAAACTGATTAAAGAGAACTCTAAAAAATTGTTAGTTTAGAATCTAATATGAATAAGCATAAAACAAGACCTCGTGCAAACGAGGTCTTGTTTTGTTTAAGGGCCCTATATACTGAAAAATTTGTACATATATATTTAAATTCGCGTGTTTGTTGTGTTTAAGAGGGAGGGAAGTGGGGAGGTTTCAGGTGGGGCCTATAAGAGGATAGATAGATATATTTTTGATTGGTACCAGAACTAGGTATACAAGAAGATTCACGCTGTTCAATGCCCCACCGGGTAAATAATAACTAAAGGAGGAGATATTATGACTAAGAAAGAGATTAAGAAAGTACAAGAGTATGTACGTAGTGTTGGGATTAAGACTAGTTTACAACTGGATAGGGTTAAACTAATTGAGTTCTGTAAATGGGCTGCTGAACGTGGTGTTATATTCTTGGATAGGAGGTAAGTATTATGTCAGAGCATGTGTGTATGATGATTGATGAATTCAGTCTCATAGATGATGTACGTAAGCAAGTCGTACATCTAGGGGATTCAGTTATGTTCTTATGGCACGATGAGGAAGGCTTTCCTTACGTGCAAACAGTTAAGTACTAGTATCTTATCATTCTTTTAAGGAGGTGACATCATGAATTATTGGGGTATCTTTGTTCTTATCTTTGTTATAGTTAGTGTATTTAGTGGTATGTACGTTATTAGTAAAGATGACTCTTTAAACTAGCCATGAGTGGTACACTCAGCCTTGTACGTGCAGTGGTTAAACGTCACTACAGCGTAGACGGAACCGTTGCCCATATGGGCAAGCGTCGTAGTAGTGCAAACACGGTGATTAAACAGGTCACCCTTTTAAGCAGCACACTAGCCTTACTAGTGTAGTAGAAGGAAGCGTTTATTTAAAGGAGGAGGAGATACACATGATGATAATAGAGGTATGGGAAGACTTACGTAGTGAGTTTCCTGAATTAAATGATGTACCTGAATTACAGATTAACAGTAGAGTATCTTGTACCTATGGTGCAGCTATTGCACTAGAGACTATGCCTTTAGACTTTGTAACAGAGGCTCTGATGATAGAGCAAGGGTTACACATACATGAGGATTGGAAGAGTATATTAGACCGTATGTTAGATGGCTCTGTAGAATCACTAATTGGTATAGTTAAAGGGGTAATTCCTAATCCTGATAATAATGACCTGCTACGTTTTGCATTATTACATGAGGCAGGTCATTGGTTTGATTATAAAGCTTCTGGTCTTGATGCAGTAGCTTATCTTACATTAATGAATAATGCACATATGGAAACACTTATTAATGCAGAATCTCTTACCTTTATGACAGGTAGGGATTCATGGCCTGAGAAACCAGCTGATGATTATGCTATCAGTAAACTTAGGCAGTACCATAGTAAGCGTGTTACTGGTATGAGTACTTATATTAAGCATGTTTTTAATAAGTTAGTAAGCTGCTTAATTAAGTAGGTAGATTGAACCCAGGTGTATGTGCCTGGGTTTTACTGTGCCTATCACTATAAGCTAAAGAGCCGCGCCTGTCTGGTCTTGTAAATACATATAACCAGATAACAGGTCACCGCAAGGGAGCGCCCGCATGTGACGGGATAATAGCCATGACTTAGAGATTAGCTGAGCTTAGATTCTAAGTATAGAAAGGAGGTGCCATTATGCTAGAGATGATTAAAGGTTTCTTTAATACCTGTGTTGGCTATGTGAAGAGTTTGTTTATTAGAACAGACAGTGGTAATTTAACAACAGGTCAGACTATAGTAGCTTGTGTAGTTGCCGCTGTTACAGCTTATGTTCTTTTCCCCGTTATTGTTTATGTTAGTCAGTGGGGTGCATTATTAGGTTTGTATGCTGGTTTCTTTCTTACCATGTTCACTGTTTTATTTGCTATTAATTATGTAGTAGCTACCGCTTTGAGGCATGCCATTAGACATAATTACGCTGCGTAGTGCTTATACCGTGATACCTAGATATTCTTCATCAAGGTTAGATATAGTTGGATATCTAGTACCAAGTATTCCCCCTTGTCGAACTCTTACCAGTAAGAGTTCGACAAGGGTTATTTAAATTCCTGCTTTACACTAAATTAATTTATTGCCGAATATACGGCGGAAAGGGGTATGTCAAATGACAACCTTTAATCAAATGATGGAAGATATGCAAGCTGCTAATGTACAGTATCAAATGTTAATGAATCTGGAATATGTTAGCTACGATTACTGCCCTGTTGTTACTGGTATGTGTAGCAATACTATGTTCTGCAGTGCTTGCCCTGAATTAAATAAATTAAATAATAAGGAGGAAGTTAAAATGATGAATATTAATAACCAGTTTGAAATGTTGATGGGTGAAGTTGCTGAGGATTACTGTCCGATAGTTAATGATATGTGTGATAATCATCGTTGCACTACTTGCTTAGATATGGCTCTGTACAATACCGATTATAGTATTCTCCCGGTTGCCGATGAGTTTGAGATTACACCGGTAGTTGCCCCTGTTATTACCCCGACTGCCGGCTTGAGTAAGATGAAGAAGGCTGAGCTGATTAATGAATTAACCATGGCGCGTGAGCGGTATGATAACCTCTATGAGGCACATTCAGAGATGAGCCATGATTACTTTACCCTGGTTAATGACGAGTCGGATTACTGTGATACCTGTGATGTAGTAGCTGGTTTAGAAACCCGTATTGATAATGCCATTCAGGTGTACAAAGAGCAAGAGGCTGTTATTGCTGCCCTGCGTCAGAGCTTGCTAATTGCCTGTAATAATAACACTGCCAAAATGGGTGTTGTCATGAATAACGTACTAAAGAATGCTCCAGCTGTTAACCAGGAGTTAATCAAGAGCTATAGTGCCCGCAATGCTAAGCCTGCACCGGCACCGCAAACTCAGGTTACCGTACCGCCGGTTGTAACTATTGAGACTGTAGAGCCTGTTTACACAGAGCAGCCCTGGATGATAAACAGCATCATTAAGTTCCAAGGTAAGAAAAAGGGCACCGCTGTTATACCGGTAGTAGACGCTACTTGTCCCATTTGCGGTAAGAATGGTATACCCATTGATGAGGCTAACTACAGCCATAGGAAGTTTGTACCGGGTACTGCAATTTGTGCTCATTGTCAGAAAGCAATCCGTGATGCTAATTTCATACCTCAGATTAAAGCATTAGTAACTAGTAGTACTCATACTGACAGCATAGTGAATGTTATAAAAGCCGCTCTTAATATCAATCAAGCTCCTGTAGTGGCTGAAATAGTTGGACAAAGTAATACCAGCCTAGATAATGTTAGACAAGCTCAAGATGCTGGTGTAGATATCTCAGATATGAAGTTCTAATAGTATTATATTGTTTTTATAGTCTCATAATATATACATGTCGTACTAAGTATAGGTGGTATACTATTTTGAGACTAGCTAACATTATGAGATTATCAGACACTAATTGTGTCAGGAGTCTCATAATGTATAGCTAACGTATTAAGTCTAGGTGATACATTATTATGAGACTATTATCTAGCTTTGTATCTATACTTAAGATATTTAGTCCTAATAAACCATATACCATTTCTTGCACGGCGTAACCATCCGTCTTCTCTAAGTTGTTTGATCATACTTTCTTTACCTATTTCTATACCTATATTGATTAGGTATTCTCTAATAGTAGAGGTATCGAAGTCTTTAAGTTCGTTACCTTTTATTCTGAAGATAGTCGCTCTACTCTTATTGAGTAAGCTTGCGACCTCTTCTGCATTTAGAAACATCTATTGTCGGCACCCTCTCTATATAGTATCATTTATATAGTCTGACTGGACTGACACATGGCATTTATGAGACTAATTATAATCTTATATAGATTGGTTTGTCAAACTCGATACCCGGCTTTACGGCCAACACCTTTTATTATTACTCTACTATGGGCTCCCCTGAGCATTGAGGTAGGGCGAGGTGAGGTAAACCCGGGTATCAAAACTCTCATGTTTATGCTTTATTTACGCTATTTACGTGAACATTTAAAAAGCTTTATTTCTATTGATTCCCCGTATTTAAAGGTTTTTGCCCGTTTATTCACTGTTTATATCCTATGAGAAACTCTCCCTGGCACGTCCCGACCAAGAGGGTATTTTTCATAGGCTATGATGTGACAGTGGTACACTTATAAAGAGGGGAGGTGATACAGGGATGTCTAGTAAGGTAAAGCATTCTAAGACTTATGTTGTGCATCATAGAGGTAGGAGTGCTGCTCGTGGTTGTGTTATTTTTGGCAGGTATAGGGTAGGTGCACGTAGTGAAAGAGAGGCTATGGTTCTTTTACGGAGAGTAGTTGGTAAGCATAGTAAGGTTAATGTTTATTTTGAGGTAAGGGAGGAGGAGAGGTTATTACCTTATGGTGTGGTGATACAGGATTGTTAGGAGGAAGCGATACAGGTGGAGGGACATTTTTTTAGTTCTATACTCGATTAGGGAGGTGATATATTGTCTTTTCCTAGACGTTGTTATAGGTGTCTTTACCGTAAGTGTGTTACTAGAAGGGAAGCTGATCCACCTTGTATTGAATGCCTTCCTAACTCAAATAATACAACTGGTTATGCTTACTTCGAATCGTGTGGAGAGGTACCATACTCTAAATGCTTCTTATGTATTCTGTTAGATAAGAATACCAGTGTATGTGCTAATTGTTTATTAGATTACTTCGATGGTCTAGGTCTTACCTCATTCTCTCTTATGATAGGAGGTGATATAGATTAACTCTAGTGATAAGAAGAGGTTTCACATTATTATAGGTGCGGCAAGGGGTATCTTGACATCCCCTACATGGCCCGTTCAGAGTGACAAACATGGGTTTTATTCTAAGGGTAAGTTAATACCTTATGTGTGGGTAAGAGGTATGTTAGATGATCATAGGGTGCAGATATACTATTTTGAGGGATGCTCACCTATTGTGTTGACTAAGGAAGACGATACCCATGTCAGGGTAGAGTGTGGCGGCAAGGTAGGACGTTTTGTTACCCAGGGTGATGAATTTACATGGTCTAAATGGAGGTGATATAGATATTTAAGAATTGTGCATTCTGTTTATACTTAGGTTGTTCTAATAAGACTGATAACCCATGTGAGCATTGCGCTCCCGGTTGGGAGTTTACCTACTTCGAATATGTTAGATATTTTCCATGGGAGTACTGTCTTGAATGCAAGAATCTTAAGCATTTACAAAATACCTTCTCTCAAGGTTTATCTAGTTCTATATGTGGAAAGTGTATTGAAACTTACATGAGAGGTGAAGGTTTGTCTAGTTTTAATTCTATATTAGATTAAAGGAAGTGAATCTATTGATCAATCGTTATAGAGTGTGCAGTAGTTGCCTATATGTTGAGTGCTTAAGAGGCGTTGGCGATACTATATGTTATGAGTGTTGTACTATAGGAGATAATGCTTATCATGAGTTTGCAAGATACTTTCCATGGAGGTATTGTCTTAGCTGCAATAGAATATCCATGTTAGGTAAGAAAGGTTTATGTTCTGAGTGCATCGTATACTATATGAAAAGTGGTAGATGCATTAACTATAATTTAGAGGTGGTATCATGACTCATGCTGTTAATCTAAAGCTATCATTGGATGATATTCTAGTCTCATTGTGTGATACTCAGTGTTTGTATACTAAGTGTACAGTATTTGATAGTACGCCTTGTTTAACTTGTAGAGATAATCCAAATAGACCTTACTTTGAGTGTAGAGATAGAATCTCTATGGCACTACACCCTTGTTTAAAATGCGAACGTTACACTAGTCTAAAGAATCTCTCTAATTCCTGCAGATTATGCCTATGGGTATACGGGATGAAGAGAGTCTTTCCATATTTCAAACCTATATAAGGAGGTGTTTATTATCTTAGGGAAATATGCATACTGCCCTAGTTGTTTATACCATAAATGTATTGAACGTAGCTCGGGTGGTGAAGACGAACCATGTGCTGAGTGTAGGAGTCGTAAATTCTTTGAGTTTAAAAGAATGTTTCCATGGAATTATTGTGTTAGATGTATTAGGTACTCAGACCTTGTAAAGGGTTCAGATGTTTGTACAAGTTGCGTATTCCTGTATATGTACAATAACGATAAGGTACCTGAAAATTATAAGGAAAGAGGTAAACTAGATGAATGATACTTACCCAAAGGGTTGTTGGTCTTGTCTATATGTTAACTGTGGTGTAGCCGCTCAAGATAAGGCCCGAGCAATGGATTCACCGTGCCTTGAATGTACTAGTAGAACCGTAGACGGGGAGTATGTACTATATCCTTACTACGAGAGGGCTATCTTATCATGGCAAGATTGTTCTATCTGCAAACATAAAGGTAACCCAATGGCTGATTGCGTTTTCTGCAAGACAACTAAGACTAACTACGGAGTATATGCATACTTCAGTAAATGGGAGGGTAATGACCGTGAGTAAAGAGCAGCAAGCAGCTGAGATAGTCGTTAATGCTATCAAGTATGGGTGTCGGAAAGGTGCCCAGGCATTTGATAAAGGCGTAGATTTATACCAGCAACTTGGTGACCATACCTATAAGTACACTCCAGATGAAGCTCCTAACGTAAAGCGTGTCGTTGGGGGTTTCTTTGCTTTAACCGGAGGTACCTTAGGTATCACTCGAAGCCTAGCTAAGTTCTTCTTTAATAAGGCTTTTAAGTGATATTTGGTAGGCCCGTATTAAGAGGAAGAGTAGTTAATGGTATGTAGACTCAGTCCTTGTTATTTCAAGGGTGGTATAAGGGCGGAGTATAATACTATACAAACCCTAATACTTGCTACATGATAGTAGTGAAAAGAGGTGAATTTAGTGCTCTCTAGAGAGTACATGGAAAAGAAATTATCCGAGTGGACTACGTATCCTGAAGGATGGATACGTAGTTTATCTGATAGCAAACTCTACTCCGTTTATAGAAAGACCAGCTTAGAGGTGCTATCAAATATACGTAAAGATTGGGGGCTAGAATAATGGAAATTTGTCCAGAGTGTGGTAAGGAATATGATATCATGATTCACTTATACTGTCCCGAGTGTATAGACAAAGAGTATATACCTAAGACCACTCCACGTAAGAAAGTAAAGTTATACAGTACCGATGCTCCTGGTAAAAGTGTTTGCGGGAGTTGCCGTGGTGTTGGTTGCGTAGGATGTCAGCCTAACCGTTATTTATAAGGTTAACATATAGACCCTGGGTAGGGTTCACTTCTATTGTTGAGATAAACAATAGAAGTGAACATATATAGGAGGCAGATATGAAAGACTTATACTGGCTATGCCTATGTGGTACTTGCTTATATTATACCTGTGTTTTATCACGCAATATGGGCAATGTGAGTGATATACCTTGCGAGGATTGCCTAACTTATAAAGATAATAGTAGGTATCATGAATTTAAGAAACCTATACCATGGCATAAGTGTATAACATGTAAGAATCTTTCAGAGTTTATTAATCATTCTGGCAATTGTTATACATGTATAAAAGCCTATATGAATTCAGATACACTGGTTTATTATAAAGGAGGTATACTATGAAGAGTTTACCATGGGTTGATTTCACACGTCGTAACGATCCGGCGCATCCATTCGGGCCCGTACTGCTGCAAAAGAGTCTTGATAGGTACGGTGCATATGTTTTCTGTTTCTGGACTAAGAATCCTGGTACTGTTGCTGATTTATATCGTAATCAGATAAGTCAAATGATGTCCAAAGATACACTCGTACTGGCGCAGGTGACACTTAATAATTATTCCAGTATAATGGAGCCGGGTGTTCCGAGTTTTAATACACGCTATCAAGGATTGGATAGATTACTTCGCCTAATTGGAGGGCCTGGGCATATTAAGCTCAGAATCGATCCTATTATCTTAGGTTATACTACTCCTAACATGATCCGCACCTCCCTAGAGGCTGGACGTAGTTTGGGTATACGCAGGTTTGTTATGAACTTCTTAGTACCTAGCTATAAAGGCGTAGGTAATATACTTATTCATAGAGGTTTGATACGACCTAATGACCTTACTCCATCTCAAGAACGTATCCTTAGTACGGCTCGCTTTGTTTCCGAAGAGGCACAACGAGTAGGAGCTATTCTACAGGTATGTGCCGAAAGTAACTGGATTGGTCAACATGTATCTGGCATTCAAATAGCATCATGTTCAGATCCGACTTGGGCTACACAGGTTAGACCCGAGTTAACCGGTATCTTTAAAGCAAATCCATCCCGTAAAGACTGTGGTTGTTGTTACTCGGCCGACTGGGGAGTGTATGCTTCACGAGGTGGATATGTTTGCCCAGGAGGTTGTTTATACTGTTACGCTCAGTAACACCAACAGTTATTATACCCACTGTTGACTGCAACAGTGGGTATAATAATATATAGAGTTTAAAGGAGGTCGTTATAATGGCTAATAATACTGCCATGGATAAAACAATTGCCGTACTAACTGCGCTTCGGGCTGGTCAGGAAGTTCTTATTGGTGACTACATTTTCGTTTATGATGAAGAAGATGATAAAATTGGTATTCTAGTTGATGTACATGATGCATCTAAGGGTGAGGATTATCAAGCAATACACTTCTTAGCTGACAACTTTAGTATCCAATGGCTGATGAATGCCTGTAATAAGATGTCTAATGGAGATCTCCTTATATTGACAGCAACAAAGGTACTTACTTCACTGAATAAGAGGAGGGATACCAAATGCGCGAAGTAACCGGTGATATATTTGAAATTGGTCGTTACGGTATTATCTGTGTTACCACTAATGGCGTCGTTAAGAAGGACGGCGCCTTGGTTATGGGTAAGGGAGTTGCTCTTAACTTTGCTAATAAGTTTCCCACTATGGCGGAAAAACTTGGTCAACTAGTTAAAGCAAACGGTAACCATGTATACAGTCTCGGTTCGTTAGTACCAATAGACGATCCGAGTATAAGTTATACTGTTGTTAGCTTCCCCACTAAGGCACATTGGCGCGACAACTCTACTGTTGCACTGGTTACTAAATCGGCTGCTGAGTTAAAAGCACTTGCTGATTCCCAAGCTTGGCCCGGGCCTATATACCTACCGGTTCCCGGATGTGGTAATGGAGGTCTTAACTGGGGAGAATTGAAACAGTTATTGCCATCTTATCTTGATGATAGATTTGTAATTGTTCACTATAGTAACTCTGTGCAACAAAATACACAACCCGCTGCTCAGCCGGGTACCCAAGTAACTACTCAGACTACCACTCTTGAATGTAGCTCTCAAGGAGATAATCGGTTCAGCGCATTTGGCGCACATGTAAATGCGCTTGGCAATAAGATAGAGATGCTCTATCAAGAGGCTAAACGTTTTACCGATGACCCAAATGAGGGCCCGACCGATTGGAGAAATGCCAAGGGCCGGCCGGTAGTGGCCGTAAGTCTTAATGGTAAGAGGTTTGGGCCTGAATATCTTACACCGTGGTACTGGTATCTTTGGACTCGGTATTTCCTTGAGAATCCAGATTTATTACAATACGCTCGTCAATTTAATACTTTTACGGATATGTTCCGTGGTAAGAGTACGAACTGCCAGGCAGATGTAATTGCATTCATGGCTAAGAATGGCCTTAATCCAATAATGGCTAAACCAGCATATCAAGAGATTGATCAATTATTCAATCTTAATTACTTATTTAAGAATCCTACACCGGAGCCGGGTGCTACTCCTGTATATATGTTAAATAGAACTATCAAAGAGGGATGTAGTGATATTCTCACATGTATGGTTACCGGTCACCGCCCGAATGGTATTAATGGGAAAGCCGGCTGGAACTTTGGAGATTCTCGTAATCAAAAGTTAATCACATACTTATCCACAGTTGTTAATAAGATGGCTATGGAGAATGGTACCCGGATATTCATAGAGGGAATAGCAGCTGGCGGAGATTTGTTATTTACCAGAGCTGTACTTGATGTGAGTCATTTGCATCCGGAGTATAACCTGCAGCTTTGGAACTACATCCCGTATCCATGTGCGCCGGATAGACTTAAGTATCAATGGAAAGCAGTTCTTGATAGCGCATTAAACCATCCAGGTGAGACAGTAATATGTAGTCCTGACCCTGTTGGTAAAGATGATAAAGAGCAGCGCATTGATGCAGCTAAGAAACTCTTCTATCGTAATGAGTGTATGGTGCGTACGTTACCCGTTCTTCCGAATGTCGGTATGATTATTGCCATATATTCAGGTTTACAACCCGGGTTATATGCTATCGAGCAAATCGCTCAGCTAATGGATCCAAAGACCAAGGGTGGTACAGCTAATACACTCTTGACAGCTGTTAAGAGATGGAAAGAGGATAAGAACTTTCAACCTAAGATTCTCGTTGTCAATCCTAACAACTTCTAAGGAGGCATAACATGACTATATTAAGAAAACCACACGGTTCAGCTCAGTTATTAGCTGAGAATCGTGCTAGTCTAGTGATTGAACAGATGACAATAACCCCGCTATTTCCGGCGGGGTTTACCTTTACCGGTACTTCCGGCGCAGCTGAAGTAATCGCTCATGGGCAATATGTCATGGGCAACGAAGAGCAGACTAAGATTACAGTACCGACATATATGGTTCGTACCGGAGATGGTAGAGAGGTAGCTTGTCGTACCCGCCACATCTTGAGTAATCTCAGTGGTTGTGAGATAGAGCATTTACCAGAGCGAGAGCATATTGCACTTGTTGAATTTGATAAATGTCAATTCTTAATAGACCCTTTCGGCAAAGGTACACAGATAGACGACCCTACATTTCATGTGTTGTATACGGACAGTTACGGTTGGCCTATACATGATGTTGTATTAAGAGCTGTAGCTCGTTTGGTACATTTCATAGATGATATACCACCATTAGGTAGTCCATTTATTCGTATAGCTAATAGTACTAATTGTGCAAACTGCGGAGCTATAAGAAGATTAAGTACTACCGATGCCGTAATGGGTGATGTTGCAGCCAATATGTACAGTACAGGCACTTGGGATAAGTCAGGCCCGAATAAGAATAATATACATTGCTCATGGCTAGGCAACCCGAACCCGGAGTGGGAGTTAATTTGTCAAACTAAAAACAGAGCTTTCTCTAGGGATGAGAAGAGACCTGAAGCGTGGCTTAATGATATAAATCATAATTGTGCTAAGTTTTACAACGATGATTCACCTGTGAATTTCGCTGGACTTGTCATAGAACGGGATGATAAAACCGGCTGTACTTATATTGAGGTGCCTGGTTGGGATATTGAAATGTACGAGAATTATACACGTAAGGCGTAGAGTTAAGGCCGCTGTTGAAACAAACAGCGGCCTTAATATATAAATATAAAAGGAGGACTTTAAAATGGCACTTAGTAGTAGAAGAAGAGGTTCCGGCGTTATAATAGAGAGAACCGATGAAGAAAGAAACAGAAAAGACACGGAAGGTATTTCAATCGTGTTAAACAGTAATCACTCTGTGTATACCACAAACCGTCGGGTAGACGAGAATTGGATTAAAGTACGTCCGTTCTTTCCCGAGGATTTACCGGTTGACACCTGGGCTAAAGATGGCGCTTGTTGCAGCCTGTTACGCAGCTCTAGAATTATTGAGAACCCTGAGCATTTAGAGAAATGGATGCAAGAAGGTGCTTACTCTAAGCTCGAACACCGTATTAAGAAAGAAATCCAGCAAGCTCAATACGCTGGTGTAATATCCGAACACGACTATATTCTGATGGAAGATAGTATGGGTACCGGAGATACATTTGATATATTAGTAGCTCATACTTGTTTGAATAAAGCTCGTTATGCTTTAAATACAGTCTTACTTAAGAAAGAGGCTGAACGTAAAGCAGCAGAGGCTAAGAAAGAAGCAGAGACTAATGCGCCTATCGTAACGAATTATCATAAGCTAAATCCAATTGCTACTCCTAAAGTTACCTATATAGATTTGCCTAAGTATTGCGATCCGGTCTTAACTGATAACTACTTACACAGACGTTACATGGCTCACCTAGATAGCCTTGGCACCTGGAAAGGTAACGTTCTTGATGAATTACCGCCACTCGAATGGGGTAACAATCCGGCCCCTAAAATGTATTCAGAGACTAAAGGTGGATATCGTAACCGCACCAACCTTAGAGGTCTTGTGCTTGAGCATCCTAATATGTTCATCTTCGAGGCTTACAAAATCGTTCAGATGAAAGACGATCAAATCGGTGTAAGCGGAACAGAATCGATCTATAAGAGTGATGGTAGTGTTAAGAGAAAACGTAGAATAGTTCCTATCGAAGAGTTATCTTACGAAGGAACTCCTATACTTGATTATATAAGAAGTGTAGCTCCTACCTCGATTCAAGATAGTAGCCGTCATAACGAAGAGCTGTTTACTAAGAGTGAAGAGTGTCCTATTACCGAACGTGATGATGTTTATGTACATGCTGGCTTTGGTTTTGTAACACTCGTACGTATGACTAACAATGGTAAAGTAATCGTTCGTCGACTGGTTGATGATGAACGCGACTTAGTTGGTACTAAGTTTGACATCTATATGGAAATGCATTCTCAGAATGCTGTCAATCAGTTACCTGGAGAAATGGGTGTCCATATTGTAGAGTATTCAGAAATCATACCTATTAAGAACTTGGTAGAGATCGGTATGAATAATAAAGAACTGTATCAGGTCTGTAATGTAAGACTTGCCACAAATGATAAAGAAGCTACAATTATGGCCCGCCAGCCGGCTAAAGGTCTTGACGAGTTTGTTTATATTGTTAGCAACTTACCACTCAGACCAAAGCTCGATCTTTACAGCAAGGTACCAGTCCGTGATATCAATGGAGATTTGATGCTTCATAATGGTCAACCTATCTTAATCCATCCTCAAAAGAGTAAGATTATCAAAAAGTATGATGCTACTCTTAACATCACAGTTGAACAAAGAGTACAAGCTTGGGAGCCACCAAGCGTCCTGGTTATAGGAGAAGAGAGTGGCAAACTAAGCGTAGTACCAGCTGCTTGGTTATATAAACTCACCGGAAATACCAATTATATACCATTCTCAACAACCCGTAGTTACGATTCCGCTACTAAACGAATGGTTCCAATTACTGTTCGTTATCCAGAAATACCTAGTGTATCTGCATGGGAGGATAGAAACGTATTTGACCATCACTTGTTTACTATGAAGATGAGAGCTGCAGCTAAAGGTAAACCCGAGCCTGGTAGTTTCTCAATCTTACCAACTCCAGCACCTGGTGAAGATTATCGCACAGTTCTTCCTATCCGTGAGAAATTCGTAAACTTCGAGCCATACAGATGGGTAGACCCCAAGAAACAAGTAAACATTCTTGACAGCCATATAGACGGTTATAATCCGGAAGATACTGGTTGGGATACCGAATGGCAATTTAGAGCACACGAGCCGGGCGACTGGATAGCAGAAGCTAGTATAGCTGAGGTATTCGCAGTAGCCGCTCCTAGTCATGAGAGGATCATGGCTAACACAAACCAAGAGGCATGGTACTGGACTTACAATGCTTGCACAGCAAGACAGGCTGGTATCGATAATCTGGCGCTCAATTGGACAACTCCTGCGAGTAATGGTATAATTGCTACAGTGACATGTAACATTGATAGCCATCCTATAACCGCTAATATACAGGTCGTTAAACCTGGTGAGATTGGTTTTGACGCAGGCCTTACTAATGAGCAAACAGCATTTATCTTAAGATTCGTAAGTTATAAACATGCAGAGGCTCGCGCAATGAGATTACAGCAACAAGATACAGCACAAGTTGCGGTGTCGTTAAAAGACCGTTAAGGTTATAGCAATGCGGGAGGAATTAGAAATGAAAAAATATGCAGAGGAAATTGAAGGTTATATATTTGTGGGTAATACGCCCACTGGAGGAGATTTATCAGAATTAAAAAATATAAAATATATAATTGGAGATCTTGCTTTAGATATTCATAGGAAAAAGTTAGATAAGAATTATATGTTACCTTTGTTTGTTAAAAAAGAAAGTTATAACGAATATAACAGAATAATGGAGGATCAAATGAGAAAAATTCGTGAAAGATAGTAAGTCATTCTTATCAGCCTGTTAATAAAAACAGGCTGATAAGAAGTATATAATGGTGGTGAAACATGGCTAAGGAAGCTAACTTGAATAACGTTACGCAACAGATTATTGATGCACTTAAAGTTCACGGATTTAAGATACAGTATTATAAGAGTTACTCTACTAATAGCTTTTATCTAAAGTTAGATTATGGAGTATCTCATAGTATAAGGATAAGTGACCATAAAGGGAAGAGTCATCTTAACTATCGTTTTAATATCGGGCCTCATATCACCGATTACGAAGTTCGTAAGACACCTCCACCGGATTACTGGCCAATGTACTTCTATCCAATAACACAGTTTAAGCGCATGATTCAGCAGATAGTTCAGGTACGGGATAATGTAATAAAGAAATACGGGAAGGAAAGGTATAAAACTCTTATGCAGACAAATCTAGAGAAGAACCAGCATAAGAGAGGCTTTTGGGCTCAGAGTAAAGAACTATGGGAGGGAGATATCATGACCGGTAAGGGTAAATTCATTACATGTCATATGAGTCAGCTATCAAGAATTGATGCTGATATTAAAATTGCTGGTACTATTAAACAGATTAACAGTTCCGATATTCTATGGATTCCGCAGCTAGGCCCGGATGAAGAGTTATTTAACATGTTTAAGGATTGGAAAGAGGCTGGTAAGTGGCCCGAAATGTGGCCTGAATATCTAGTTCGCTTTCAAAAGTTAATGACCGGCCCGGTTATGCTGCCGTATTTAAACCGGTTAAAGCTAAGGCTAAGCGAGGGTAAGAAGATTGCTTTTGGTTGTTTTTGCGCTAAGAAAGATGTTCTGTTCTGCCATCGCAGTATAGTAGCTGACGATATGAAAAATAGTGGCTTTGAAATTATATTAGGCTAGTCTTTGTTTGCCTGTTAATAAAAACAGGCAAACAAAACTTGTATATTAGGGAGGTAGCGTTTATGGATAGATTCATGTATTTTAATAAGCTCAGTGCTATGGTTGCAATATCTAAAGAAATGCCTAAAGTCGAAGTTCCGATTATGAGATTTACAAATAGGGTGTATTCGACTAGTGAGATATATAACAGTGAGTGGAGAATAGAGTCTACAAAAGCTTCCAGGTTAACTCTAATAGATCCTACTGGAGAAAGACGCAGGATCAAATATGGTATATACCACCAGGCTATAAATTACAGCTCCTGGAGTGAATACGATATTGCACTTGCAGATGCAAAGAGAAATGGGATTGTATCGGCTAATCGTACCTATATTGGCAAATTTCTTGGCTATTTGCCAGAAGTGTCATCGGTACCGTTATATATATTGGGAAGGGAGAATAAACATGACAGGTGTCAACTTGGAACTATACACAACGAAAGACGAGTTAATTAAACTTCACAAGCATACCCCAATTGGAATTGCAATCAAAGCCTGGACTAAAGAAGGCTGTCCGCCTGAAGCGATTTATCATATCTCGGTACCATTTGAGGTTTGTACGCTTAAGGACGATAATGAGGTTATTGTCGAACCGACTATGGTAAAGTACAACGAAATTAGTACCAGGTTTATCATAGCTGCTTCAACAATGCCGATAGATTTATCTAAGATTCAGTAAATCCCGAGCCTCCTTCGGGAGGTTCGTTCCCCTTTTTAAATCCGTCAAGACTTTGCGAGGTAAGACGGGGCAAACGATTTGTGAGGTGAGTTTAAGTAGTAAGGAGGTAGTTCTATGAGTGTATGTTTAGAAGACTACACGAATATGACAGATGAATCATTTATTACTATTTATACTATAGTTGCAGCATCTATAGCCTACGAAACGGTAAGAGAAAGAGAGGCTAAGATTGTAGTTAATTTAGGACTCTTGAAAGCAATGTCCGAGGCTATCATAAGTAAAACTCCGGGATACATTACGGCGTGTCTCAGGTTTGCAAGAGAGCTAACCGGTCAAAGAATACCTATCTCTGTAATAGTACAAGTTCATAGGGATAAGGTATGGCTAGGATTTGAGCCTGAGCATGGCTGGTATGCAACGGAAGAAAAACTATTGTATGCTCGCTAATTGTCAGTTAGCTTGGGGTTAATAAGGAGTAGTTACAATGAATCAGAAAGAAAAGATAGAGTTATTAAAACGTATTATCTTAGAGATTATGCCTGTTTATGATAAACCCTGTTCTGTGAAACATGGATTAAAGCCTTTATTACCATGTGATAAGTATAACTCATGTGATGATTGTTGGAAAGATGCATTAAGCTTAGTTAAATAAGGAGGAATTCTAATGGAATTCTCAGCACGATTTGCAACTAAAAGTTCTTCAGGAAGTGTTATTAATATGAAAGAAGAGAAAATAGGTATGAGTGCCGTTTGTGTAATAAGAGAGCAGCTTGGGGTTAATCTACCTATCGAGAAGATTTCGGATACAATTTGTAAGAAGGTTGAGAAAGATCTGAAGATCTTTCTTACCGAAGAGCAGGTACAAAATATACTCAATATTAACCCTGTAGTGGGTTTCATGGACACTAATAGCATTAACGTATTCGTTTCCGATAAGTATTTTAATGCCGGAGTTTGTAAAAAGGTATACTCGAATCGAAATATTATCGATGATGGAATTTCATCAGCTGGTATTGAGTACCGTATCAATGAAGAATATATCATTGAAGCATGGATGTTTGCCGGCTGTCCTTTAGAGTGGACAGAAGATGATACTTCAGATCCTATTGCAATAGAAATTGAGGATATGCAGGAACCTGATAATTTACATCTTGTTAGTACTCTCAAGCGTATTGTCGGAGGAAATGCACAAAGCGTTATTTGTAGCCATTGTGGTATGTCTTTTATATTAGATGAAAAATCGCATGTTAATAAGAGTTAAGAAAGGAAGTTTGCAATGAAGATAAATGTTATATTCGATGGTGTAAAGATTCCTAGCCATGATAATCTGCCCGAAGTGTCTATACAACGGATTAATGTTATTACCGAGTTATCTATCGAAGAGATGCGGCTTTTACCTCAACTTATAGTTGATACTATTTACAGCTGCAGCAAGCTTGATACCTTAGAGCATTATTCTGGCGTATTAGGAGATATCACAAAAGGAATTAAAAGCAGAAGTGAGGAAATTGCAAACGGCGAGTTCAAAGAGAAAGATAAATCGTGTACCAATGAAATAGTAACCTTGTCACAGTTAATACCTAAAAAGGTTGATTGCAATATCTGTAAAGGGCAATTACCTTATAGGTGTATGTGCGAGTATGTTAATGAATGTGAGATATTACAAGAGTTCAAACCCATGGCACCCATATTAGACTGTTATATGTGCTCTCATCATAGTACCAAAATAAGAAGTATAAAAACTGGTTTTTATGTTAATACCTGTGCAAAACTTGGTACAAAACGTTGTTTCCATTGTGCTCACAAGTGTAACGAAAAGAAAGCTCAATTATGTATAGCACACTTTGATGGTAAATGCGAGGTATACCCCAAGGATGTTAAACCTATTATACCTATGCCTGTATAATAAGCCTGGTGGGGTTAGGCCAGGTGCGGCAGCCTTTAAGGCTGCGTCCCTAAAAGGGAGTTAACTTTGCTAAGTGCCTGGGTCTCCCCCGGGAGGCCCGTTGTTTCTTTTTAGTATAAAGTAGCTGAGAGGTGAGGTAAATTGGTACATAAATCGTTTAAGAGTTTACCAGTAACTATCGTTGGTTTTACTACCAACATAGAGATATTAGGTATTATTGACGAGGTTGATGTTTTAACCCGTTATGTCTTTGTTATGATAAAGACTACGGATAAGGACAAGGATATCCTTGTAAATGTTGCGATACCTAAAGAGAACCTAAATACAAGAAGAAACTTTACTAGTTTTATAGGCCGTGGATTTGCAGGTCGGGGTAGGCTATCAAGGCATGATGGGGAATTAATTGTATTGATTTATGACTACCGAGTGATGAGTAGAGATGAAACAGATAAGCTTTTGTCTGGAGAATTAATAGTAGTGAATGGAGGTGTTTAGGAATTCCAATTAAAGATGAGATACTAAAAGAGTATTCTCCATTAGTAAAAGGTAATAGCGTTCTTTCTCGTCTAGATAAACAACAGAATATTCTAGCTCATATCGAGGATATCAACAATCTAGTTAAAAGAGAGAGTAACCATGGAGTTACAAATGTCAAAGTATTAAGCAATCTGTATATTGCAAAGTCTATAGCATTACAGGCTTTAACAAATTTGTAGAGGAGGTCGCCACTATGATGGCAGCACAAGGCGATACATTTCATATCCGAGTACCTAAACATCCGAACAAGATAATGACTCAGATAATATTAGACCATAGTCTTGAACCTAACATTCTTAGTGATGGAGTAAATTCTGAGATTGTTAACGGTTTAATGAACGCAATCTGTTCCGGACTGCCAGTAGGAATCTTAACAAAGTTAGCCACCCAAATAGCTGGCGTATGTGTTCAGAAGATGCCCGAAGTTGATAAGAATAAGTATATCGAGCATATGATACGTACCCTGGAAAAGATGCGGGGTACTGCTAATCCGGATATACCAGATTTATTAAAGAATGCTGATAAGGTACAGACGCCGATTAGTCCTGACAGTATTGAAGCCTGGCAGGAGGTTAAGGAATCGCCTAAGAGTACGGGTACCGGGGAGGTATAACTTTGCATCCTGTTCAACAGATTACAAAGCCAGAAACATCTACTCTGGCGTCTACCTTAGCTGTACCTATTAGTTGCTTTTGGTGTCCTCTTAATAATCCTAAAGAGAAGCTATTTAGTGCTTGTTACATGGATGATACAATAACTTGTGTGCAATGTTATGTTAACCATGTATTCTTTCAAAATAGAGATATACATGGTATAACAGTAGATCCGAGTTATCAAGAGGAGTTATTCTTTAAACAATTCAGAAAGAAATAGGTGAGTCATTTGAGATGTGAAGGTTGCGATAAATTATCAAGGACGGCTGTTGATAGAATAATTACGTACCGATGTACTGGTACACCGAGAGGCCGTAAAGTTGGATGGAAATATGAATCCTCCTGGAAAAACAAAGTTATATACGCCCCAAAGTGGTGTCCAAAACGTACTCAAGATAAAGGAATGGGGATCATAATATGATTGTTATAGAAAAGAAGATTGATGATTTAACAAGAGAAGTATATATCTTTTATTATCATCATGATAAAAGAACAATAATCCTTGATAGCTACTCTCTTGAGAATAGAGAGACTAAGAGACATAAATTTCGGACTAAGAAAATTTACAGCAGAAAAGGTCATGGCTCTAATCTAAAAGAAAGCGAGGTCGTTCTTCCTGAAGAGATTAAACAACAGGCGTTAGAAAAGTTTATATCCCGGATAACAGTAAGGTTATCAAGAACGTAGGAGGTGAATTAATTGCAATTTGAGGTTCTAAGCGGAGGTAATAAATTAACCGTTACTATTCAAACGGAACCGGCAATAATCAGTATGACAGTATTTCCTGATACTGTTAGTAAAGAGGAGTTTGGAAAAGCCATAGCTCAGGAACTTCTCAACGTATCTGATACGCCTATACCAGGTGTTATTATGAATGTACTGGTTAAACAAATCGCATTAATGCAGGGGTTGGATAAGACTCTACTGGATATCAAGAGATACTTACTCGCAGAACATTCCTATAGTCTAGAAGAAATTAGAAATGCTCTAGAGTATGCCACGAGTACCTCTTAGAACTTATATATAAATTTAAGGAGTTGGTTTTATTGGCTATTACAGACTTAGAAGTTTCTCGTCTACCTGATAGAGATATAGTCGTCTTAACCTTTGATGAGAATGTTTTGGTTATTCCCTTCCATCTTCTGCTTAAGAAACTCGTTGAGAACGAGTTCGATATCGTTGTTCCTAAACGAGAAGATGATGCAGAAAAGGTCTTTGGGATAGCTTTTCACCCTGATACTATAGGTGGTAAGCCGAAGATGATAACCCTTAATGCAATATCGTCAAAAGAGGCTATTAAGGCCGCTATTGATGTAGACCCGGGTGTTGATTATGTCGGTATTACCACTACGCTTAAGGGTTATCCCGCAGGCACACCGATAGTGGATAATACACTCGAATTCTTGGAAAGTTTTAAAGATGTTAGTGATGAAGTTGATTACACACCACGTCACCGTCTCAATCCGCCAGTAGTGCAACAACAAATACCAGTTGAATCAGATCCGCAGATCATGACAGGATTGAGCGATACTCTAAGAGCAAGCACGAACGAAGGTCAACAATGTTATACAGCTCTAAAGCCGCCAGCTTGGCCAACCCAATCAGAGCAGCCACTTGGCTATGATCAACGGGTCACTCAACAAGAACTTCCTCTTCCGGTAGAGACTTCTGCAAATCCGGATAAGAAGGCCCGAATTGAAGCTTGTAAGGCAAGCGGTGAGGAATGTCAATTCTGTAATAACGATCCTGAAACTTGTAACGGAGTGTATAAAGCTCCATTTTAATACTTTGCCATACCCCTTTGTTGACAATTAACATGTAGCATGTTACAATGACAACTAACAATAGTCAACAAAGGGGTGACACAAATGGCAAAGTTGATATTAAGAGCTACTGAGAAAAACCGCCTCTTTGCTCAACACTTAGTTGCACATCAAAATATCAAGTACAATGTGACAGTTGATGGTCTTGAGCTAACAGGAGAGCGTATAACAATAACAAGAGAGTTAGCTAATAAACACCTTGGGTTAGATAAATTAGATCCAAATGACGCCACCGTTAGATGGCGTAGTCTTATTATAAACCGAGAGGGTAGTTTACTCTCAGCAACAGACGACTTAATAATACTGGCTGATGATGAAGAGAAAAGTCAGTGGTCATCTGTAAGGGTTCGTAGAGACACAAAAGAGTTTGGAGAAGATTGGTCTAATCGAATGGGTATTAGCCAGGCTCAGTTCTACGAAGAGGCGGTTCACCATTACGTTAAACAGTTCTTAGACGGTAATTCGCAAGATACTAATTAAACCTAATATGGGGTATGTTCTATTATGAACATACCCCATATTCTTAAAGAAGGTGATAAGGTGCTTAAGTTTATATGCAAGCTTATTGTAGGTAAACGTAAGATGGAGATGATGTGCCGTGAACAACGTAAGAGAAGGCAATGGGCTATGCACTTCAAAAACAAATGCTACTTTGGGTAAGTTTATAGTATTTGAAGGAGTAGATGGCTGCGGGAAGACTACGCAAGTACAACTCCTTATGGAGTATTTAAAGAGTAAGAATATACCAGCGATACTTACAAAAGAGCCGGGCGGTACCAGTATAGGTGATAAAATAAGAGGGATTTTATTAGACCCTGATAATACCGAAATGGTACCTAGAACTGAAATGCTATTATATGCTGTCAGTAGAGGTCAACAGGCTTTTGAGAAAATCATCCCTACACTCAAGAGTGGTACGACCGTAGTATGTGACAGATATTTCTACAGTAGCTTAGCCTACCAAGGAGGAGGTCGAGGGCTTAATAAAGATATAATATTAGAATTACATAGAATTGCTACAGACGATCTACATGCAGACCTTGTAATACTCATTGACATAACTGTAGAAGAATCTACGAGAAGGTTAACGGGGCGTAGAGGAGTTGCTCTTGATAGATTAGAGAGAGAAACTGTTGAATTCTTTCAAAGAACACGAGCTGCTTATCTCGAACAAGCTAAATCTCCGAGATTTAATATCGTCAACGGAGATGATACAGTTGCTAATATACATAATAAAATTAAGACTCTAATTGATAACTTATATAAATAACTGGTTACAAAAGCGTAACCAGTTATTTATATTAAGGGAGGTTAACATGATATGTTTAAAGTAACCAATTGGAGTAACCCGACTACATCTAAAAACGTAGAGGGTAAAGACCATAAAGACGCTGTTCGTAAAAGTGGTTACTCTGAACCTGGTAATACAGTTACTGTCCAAGATAGACACGAACACCATAGGTATTCTGTAAGTGAGACTGGCAAATTGATTCAGCAATCTAGCTATAAATACTAGGAGGTGCTGTAATTGGATCAAGATCGAGGTGTTATTACGTCTATTAGTATAGCACCGGATGATAAGACTGTTAACCCAACTCCCGAGCCGACTCATGGGAGAATAGCTAATACAGCTTATCAAACATACAAACAATTAGCTAATCTTAATAACGGAGCATTAGATACTATTGATAATGCAGCAGAGATTGTAGTTGGCACTGTTACAGGTATTGCTAACATACTAGCAACTAGTACACTTGGGATGTTTAAATTAGCAACAGGTTTACTTCGCATAAATAAGAAAGATTAAAAACCTATTGCCCTTAATAAAAAGGGCAATAGGTTTATTTGAATATAATTGAGAGGGGAATGTATAGATGAGTGGTACTCAAGAGCAGCAAGAGCGTACATCTAGTTTTACAGCCTTCTACGGAACATTAATCTGTAGAGTCACAGGACGGAATGAAAGTATCCGGCAAGTAACTGAAACTATCGCAGAGAAGACAATCTTCTTGAATTGCGTGTATGATGTGCCCGTACGCCAGCCGAATGGTAACTACGGACTGGAAAGCCATTGGGTTGATGTTATCGTCCCTCACTTCTTAGCTAAGCGTCTTGATCAATATCTTATCAAAGGTAAGTTTCTTACCGTTAACGGTACTATTAGGATGGGCCATTACGTTGGTAAAGTGGTCGACCCTAATGGAATATGCTGCCCCACATGCAATTCCAGATTGGCCGTTGAGATGAATGTTAAGAAGCTAAAAGTCGAGATACTTGCTAATGATATTAGACTTTTACCAGGCAGCAAAGCAACTACATCTACCGACGGTCAGCCCTTAGGTGTTACAAATGTAACTACGATGCAAGCAACTGGTCAGCCGGTAGCTCAGGGCGGACAAGTGCAGCAATTTCCTGTTAACAACGTTAATACCCAATATATTGCCCAGTCTAGTATCGAATCTGGCACCCAAAACCCGTTGGTTACAGCAGGTGCTAACGTTAATATTGATGATATACCGTTTTAACAGAGGACGTTAAGTTCTCTGTATCATGTAACTTGACACATTGCTACAAGATATATATACTGGGTAACAGGGTGGTGATTGTTATAAAGACGCCAATGTTAGAACCAGTGGTTAATGAATTGGCCGACGAACTTATGCAAGTTGTATTAAAATATAAAAGTAAGATTACAAGGTATCAAGCTATGGAGGCTATCGGTTTTATATGTCAAGCTATGGTAGGTGGGTATATTAAACCAGAAAGACATAAAGAATACGCTGAATATTCTATAGAGATGTATCAGTATTTGTTAGGCGTTCTGGACGATTTTAATAAAGAACGTCCAGATATGCCGATAGGTGTATCTCTCTTCGTACTTGGTCATTTATATTATTTCTTAGCCAAAGGATTACAAGATCTCCAGAAAGGAGAGATAACTCATGATTCAAAGTCAAGTGCTCCAGAATCTCAATCTCCATCAGGGAGTAAAACAAAATAGTGTAACTTTAATCCTATCAGCATTTCTACCTGACGTTATTGGCAGAGCTTTTCTACTTGCACAATGGATCGACAAGGAAAAAGTAACTGTCACGGCATATGCTATAAGTGGAAAACACTTTATTAAACAGTATGAGAAAACAATGCCACATGCAGACCTAATGACGGCCATGATTAATGTACGGGCCGGATACGGGGTAACAGGCTGGCTAATTACTCACTGGGATGAGCAAGATAAGGCTATCAATCATGCTATATCTGAGATAAAAGGAGACTATTCACAACATAAACTAAGTCTTGATTTACTATATAACGCTCCTATTCTCAGTTGGTATGATGGCCTTTTGATAGAGATTAAACCTCCATGTAAAAGTTGTCCTAAGAGTATACTTTGTTCTGGTGTCTGTAATAATAAGCAACATACGAATCCTGAGTATTCAGAGTTTACTCTTTCAGAAGGTGAAGGAATATATCTCACTCTTAAGTCTACGCCGGTAGATGATAAAGAGATGATTTGTATATCCAAAACAAGTGTTGATGGTTTAATTATCGCCAGACTTTATATTAAGATTGGCGATACGAAACAAAAATATCATGATTTTAGTGGTACACCCGGTGAGTTTAGTGATTACCTAAAACAGTTTAGTACTAAATTCTTAGAACCAAAAGGTGCTAAATGGGTACCCGATGACTAATATACAAAGGAGAGATTCTAATGGCTGGACAAGTACGACGCAAAGAAGATGCTGTTAACCATGTTATGGCTACTGCGAAGCTAACCAAAGACCAGGCTACTGATGCTGTTAATGCCTTTCTTAGTTTCTTAAAAGAGGAACCTGCCAAAGGCAATAAAGTGCAGCTCATAGGTGAGATTACAGCTGAACCTGTTTATAGAAAAGCTCGCAAGGGCCGCAATCCTCAAACTGGTGGCGAAATTGATATTGAGGCTAAGAACCTCATAAAGTTAACAGCCGGCTCTAACTTTGATAAGGCTGTAGCACATTGTGATTTCTCAAGGATACGTGAGTCGGGTTCTTAAATCCGACTCTTATCTAATACAGCACTAGCGGAGGTTCAACACATGGCAAAAGAAGTACAAAGAGACATATTCTTAGTAGAGAGGGGGATTACTGAAGAGAAATTGTGCGCTGTAGGTGCGGCACAATGCTATCGGCCAGATAATGCTAGGATAATCTATGAAAACATGGCTGATGAAAGCATTGCTAGACAATTAACCAGCAGGCTAACAGAAGGTCATGTTAGCATACTGGCACATGGCGTAGCTACATTCTTCGTAGCAGGCTACACCCGTAGATTTCTGGCTCAGATTACTCGGAATACATTCCTTAAGCCGAGTGTACAGAGTCAACAGTTTATTCTTCATAAAGATTTCTCCTGGTCATCTACACCACTGATTGATATGGTACCGGTTGTTAAAGACTTTATTATAGCTCAGATGGAAGAAGATCAGAAGATATACAATCAGGTACACTCTCATCTGCAAAGGTTTCTTGATGATAATCCGGAGATTGCCAAACAGTTTAATAAAGATCAGGCTCAGGATGATGCCAGGTTAATGCTGAGAAACATTACAGAATCTAATATGATACTTACCGGTACTATGTGGGCCTGGTATGAAGCCTTGCCTAAACGTATCTGCAGGCGCAACACTGAAGAGACTGTAGCTTTTTGCGTTAGCTGTTTGCGTCAATTAAGAGAGCAGCACCCAAGTATATTTAATTACTGTGGCGCACCCTGCCAAATGGGTGAGTGCCCGGAGAAACGTCCATGTAAGATCGGCCCGTATCCGGGTAATGTATGGGAAGGGACGGCTGTTATTTAATGAGTGAAGAAACTGTAAAGTATTATTCAGAAACTCAGGAAGAGTTTGATAGACGAATGATGAAAGAGGCCGAGGCTATCTCTGTAAACTCGCCTTGTCTTAAGAAAAAGAATGGTGCTATTCTGGTATCAGCATCCGGGCCGATGACTACTGTAATGGAATGGAACGATCTTAAGGATCGTTCATTATGCACTCCAGAGAAATGTCCCCGCATAGGTGCCGAGGCCGGCATTTGGAGCGAGGGTCAACCGGTTTGTGATGTTATTCATGCCGAAGTTAGGTTAATATGCGCGAGTGCTGAATGTGGAGTACCAATGCTAAATGGTACAGTATATTGTACTTATCAGCCGTGTGTTAACTGTGCAACTCTAGTATCTTTGACAGGAATTAAGCGGCTTGTTTACAGAGATACTTACGGTCAAGACAAAGCTAAGCCGGCTATGGATATCTTGAAAGATGCTGGTATTGAAGTAGAGCAATTGGATGCTCAATCCGCCGTAGACAAGGATATAGATGTTAAACTACTTCGTAGATTCGAATGCGGTATCGCATGTTTACAGCATGGTGAATGTATAAAAACTGATTACGATTGTGAAGAAGATATGCCGGAAGGTACTTGCTGCGGACTTTGTGAAAAGTTTGATAATTGTGAGTATCCATGCCAAGATGTTGTTTTAAAGTTCGAAGAATGTACAGATCTTGGCAAGGATTAAGGATATGATACCTGCCGACTTAGGTATTGTAACAGGTCTTATCCTTATAGGAGTTCTTATAGGATTAATGATTCCACGTTGAAAAGAGGGTGTAAGATTGCTTAATATTATATGTAGTTGCGGACAATCGGTTCTGATAGATAAATCTATAGGTATGGAAGAACTTATGCATGTAGGCTTTGAGATCAGAACTACGGGTAATGACGATATCGAATTACGTTGTCGTTCCTGTGATGAAAAGATCACCTTTAAGGAAAGTGAGTAAGATAATCTGTCTGAAGTAGGTTCAAATCTTTATCGTTCGACTAAAGACTAATAAGATTATTACAGAATAGCAATCGTGGTGGTGAACACGAGACGCGAAAAGACAAGGTGAGCGTCGGTGAATAAGGAGATACGTGACGCTCCGAATATTTGCTGGCCTAATGGGTGCCCTGAAATAACAGGGCCGATGACAGCTCTACCTATCTGTGAATTGACACAGTGATACCGTCATATGGTGCCAGGTCTAACTGTATGATTTGTGTGTAACCAGGGAATTAAATCCAGGTAACTGTATGTAGCCTAGCCCATGACCAAGTAAGTTCGAATCTTACCTATTCTGTATTTAAACTAATAGATAGGAGTTGTTTTAATGCCAGAAGATGCATCAGAAGATAAATCCCTTATCAGTATGTCTGTAAGCGATTTTACCAAGAAGGTTACGCCCGTAAATGTTAAAGACGGTAACGAATTATTCCTCTTTAAGTGCGCTGGCTGCGGCGGTCTACATTTCCGTCATGCCGGGTATGTAGAGATGGTAATGCCCTATATGAGGGCGGATAAAACCAAGAATGTCTCAACCGACTCTTACAGTGTTAAAGTATGCGTAGCCTGCCGCAAGTGCTATATCTGGGTAAATGATCAGGTCTATGATATTACAGAACACATTGACTTGAAAGCTTGGGAGAAGCTTGAGAAAGAAGCTCATAAAGCCGTAGGCCCGGGTGGAAATTGCTAAACTTAGCCGCCGTAACTGGCGGTCACATCAGGGGTTCTCCTAACGGTAAGGAAGTGTCGCGCCTAGGCTCCGACGACGCCATAGCGGGTTCAATTCCCGCACCCTTGACCACTTACAAAGTTATAATTACGCCTGGTTAAAATAAACCAGGCGTAATTAATAAGTAAAAGGAAATACAGTAATAAAAGACAATACTACAGTAAGAAGTAAATGTTAATATCTTCAGGGTAGTGGGGTTGTGCGATCATCCGGATCCCGCCCGGAACGGTAATATCGGCCATTTAAGCCCGAGGCGGTAAAGTTTAGATTAGTCAGTAGCCAGGTGAGGGAATCTGGCCTACCCTGAATATTTATATATCACATAAGAAAGGAGATGAAATAAGAGTGCATCTATTACACGATAGTACGGTTGTATGTTGCTTGCTAGATAAGGTATTCTGCGGAATGCTGGTATGCATATATATAGACTTACCATACGCATACCTTTCTCTGGTTAAGCTACAACAGGGCGCCCCGCAACTATCACCGGAGATACACGGATTTCCAACCGGTTTTACTTAAGGGTTTTGCTTAGTTCCCGAATATTTATATTTTAGCTCATTACCTGAGGGGTTGGGCCGGGCCGATATTGCTGTGACCGGCCCTCGGTTCATTTATTGATTAATAAGAAAGGAGGTGAATACTAATTACTATATTAATAGCCTTTTGCCGGTTTTCTGGTTATGCGTGTAATTGTTATGTGTATGAAGGATCTTCTAAGCATATTGCTGTTTTAGGATATGGACATGCAATTGCTTTATCAGGGAATTCTCTTGCCTTAGAACGTGCTTTTATATTAGGACGTATAGGTAAGGATTTTACTGAAGCGTTTACAACTTATTGTGATGATTGGCGAGATGTAGTAAGTCGCGTAATGTATCCCATAAAGTTTATACTTAAATCATTGGCGCTTTTAATATCGCCAAATTGTTTATTGCCGGTGATTACCGGTACCATTTCGTTATTCCGGCGGCACTGTACTTTTGTTAGCGGTTACATCTAGCCCTTCGGGGCTAATACTTATCTACCTCCAATATTTATCTTACCAAAATTGCTTCTAACTGATTAAGAGAGGATGACGCCTAATGAAAGATGGTTTATACTCTAGAACCTTTGATAAATAATATCTTGGCTGCCGGGCGCTGCCCGCGAAAGTTTCGATACGGGTAGCAGCATTTAATTTATATGATATAGTTTACTTCAGAAAGGAGGTGTTATATAAAAATGGAATATGAATATATTTACGATTATATATACGATTTACCTTATCCGGAAGTTGAGCCATTATGGCGTAATGTTGAGTTCTTCTTAATTCCGGCAAGACTCGTATACCCGTTATTTACCATAGTCTCCGGGCCTCAGACTATTGGTGATATTCCGTATACCGATTATGGCTAACGTCGCCCGGCCGGAGGGCTTATATCCGGTAACTAACGACCAATATTACGTATTTTCAACAAACACAGACCGGGTGTGCAGAACCCGGTCTTTTATGGGCTCGACTGGTTTCGATGTGTTAGAGATGGTAAACTTGCCCGGACAGGTGGCGACTTACGCCAACAATATAAATGCCAAAACACCTTTACAAGCTGCTGCTTAGTCTTAGGACTGAATAGATAAACAGCCTCAAAACATCGGAGCAAAACTCAGCTAACCGATTGAGAGTTTAAGAATTGAGTAATCCCCGGGAATGGGGTAGGAAATCTACATTCCTGTGGCTTCTGTGTAAGCCTACATCGGGCCGGGCCCGTGAATCGAAATGTGTAGAGCAAATCCTCGCAAATGTGAAGAGGTGGGAGGCGACAGTCCTGCGACTCGTAGAAGTCTAATGCTGCTAGTTCGGCATGAAGCGAAGAATGAAGGGGTATTACTGGTCATACTTGGAGCCGATAAGCTAGACCAGTTGGTGGAGGACCATGTCCAGGATAGTTGGCAATTACTATCCACGGTGACCAACAGCCGGGGCGGTTCCGCCGTCCAGGAATGCGGCGAATGACTTACGTAATAAGTCTATTCCGGGTAGACGGTTAAGAGTAGCTAATACAGACGAGGGTTCGATTCCCTCCGAGTCCACCAATATTTACCAACTAAGTAGGTGAAGTGTATGACAAAACGCTGTAAGTGTGGTTGCTGTCATGTACCTGATCATGGTGCATGTCAGACTTTTGAAGCGGGTATGAATGGTCGTTGCGTTTATTGTGACCATGGGATTAAGTGTCACCCGGGTAAAAAGAAAGAGCACAACACGCCACTGGGTAATTTGAGTAAGAAGATATTTACACATGAGTAAAAAGATAATCGACCTTTCGGAGGTAAAGAGATTATTAGACCTGGTTATGTCCGAAATGTATGAAACTGTAGACAAATTAGGTGAGGATGCAAGATTTAATAGTCCTCATGAAGGTTATGCTGTAATCCTAGAAGAGCTTGATGAGATGTGGGAAGCTATTAAAAAGAAAGATATATCACACTCAAGAAAAGAGGCTATTCAGGTTGCTGCAACGGCAGTACGATACTTATATGATTTCACTGATAGTAAATGAGGTGATATTTAGGTGCCTAACGAACCTGATTATAAAAAGCTCTTCACTGAACTAAGAGCAAAAGCCGAAGCAGTATGGAATGGATGGTCGAAAGGTTTTGACGGATCCGACCCGATGTATGAATTAAGGGATTATCTTTATACTTTGAGAAGTCCTGATGATTGTAAACATAAATGTTCATGGCTACATGAAGGCCATTGTCCCTTTATGGTACGTATTAAGGACGAGTATTACTGTTTAGAGAAGGGCGTAGGAGAATGCGAGTCTGTTCCTAAGGGTAAATGCTGTCGTTATTGTAATGTCTATATACCTACTCCTGGTAAACAAGTATTTCCATTTCCTATACAAAGGGTGAATAATATGTCGGAACCCTTAGAGTCTTCAGAATCTTTAAGCCCCTTAGATTTATTCCTTAAAGAATTAGACCTCTTGTCGCGCCGGTGTAGTATATGGATAACCGGAGCATCTGATGCGGAACTGGTAGATGGTGAGTATAACGTTATAGCTACAGGTCTTGATAATGACGAAGATACTCAAGAATACTTCGTTGATGAAGAACTATGGAAGGAGGTATAAGATTTATGTGGTTATTTGGAAAGAAATCTTCTAAGAAGTCTCTTATAGATGAGAAGGATAAGGTTGTTGCTACAATGACCTATGAAGAGGCTAAGAAAATCCACCTTGCTCGTATGAAAGAAGTAATCTTTGCAAAACATGGTGGTACTGCTCAGGATATTTATGAAGCAGTTACTGAAAGCTATAATCTCTGGGAACAAATTGAAGAGAAGTACGGGTTAAATCATGTTAACGATTACTATACTATTGGTGTTACCGGTAAGGTATACCTCCGCCAAGAAAAGAAGGAGGTATAAGATATTGATCGTTAAAGTAGATGAGTTTTTAGCAATCCTAGATAAAGATACCCAGGAGCAAATGCTAAAACATGTTAACCAGGTAACTATGGCCTTGGTAGAGAAAAACAGAGCCCTGGGTAAGATTGACGAAGCTGTAGCTACTCATATGGAACGAATTTTAACTACTGGTTTTCAGGTAATAACTCCACCCGGTTTTAGTCGGTCTGTAAAAGAGTATGGGCCGATGGCTAAACTTGTTATGGAATTCGGAATGAAGTTATTGAAAGATCAAGGTTTTATGAGTAACTTATGTACAGAGATTCGTAAAGATGTAGTAGGCTCATTACGAGAAACCATGGCAACAGTTGCTCAAGAGGAAGTTAATAATGTTATCAAAAGAGTTGCAAGTGGAGATTACCGAGAGGTAATACGAGCGGCTATCCAGGAAAGTCTTAGCATTACGGTAGATCATATCAAGGATAATTTATCCAAGATATAGTTATCATAGAAAGGGGTATTCAATTGTCAAATCAAGAAGTTAATCAAGAACCCGAACTCAAACATGAAGAGCCTAATCCCGAGACGCCGGAAGAGAACAAGATTCCTGAACACATATTAAGGGCTGCCCAAGAGTTATGGCCCGTATGTGACGGTCTTTGTTTACGTCATGGGTGTGTAAACGCTGGCGAGGCTGTTATAGTTCCTATCGTAATGACTACCTTAAGCGTTGTTAATTCTTCACCAGAGATTCGTATCATGGTAGAAGAGAATAAAGAAATTGCTAATGAAACTACGCGAGAGGTCTTGGATCTTTTATCCACTAAGAGCAATTACGGCGTTATTGATGTTGTGATAATGCTGAACTGCTTAAGTACGATACTTAAAGCCATGAGTAAGAATTCTCTAAAACCGGAAGTACCCGATACATTGCCTAACTTTAAACAAGAATGATTAATAAGCCCCGTCAAAGTTGACGGGGCTTATTAATAGATTAAGATTAGGAGGTAAATATTAATGGCATCTAAATATCAAAAGGCCTTAGTTCGTCAACTTAAGGCTGAAGCTGATGCTTTAGCAGAATTCATGGATGAGTATACGCTAGAAGGAACACCCGTAACTGATGACTTTGGCAATCCTATGTCAAAGGCTCAAGTTGTTCAGGCTGCTAGAGATTCTTGGAGAGAAGAAGTCAGAAAAATGGGGTTGAATCCGGAAAATATATATTAAAGTATTGGTTAATAGAAAGGAGAGTACCTATGATTAAACTAACTCAACAAATTGATGTTACAACCGGTATAATCGGTCACGAGTTATATGCCAGAGGGCGTCAGATTTATATACTCTCAATTGTAAGCTCTCATGGCGCTAGTATGCTAAATGGTGTAATTATTTGTTCTGCTGAACAGGCGGGTGCTATACTATGGGATTTATACAAAGCCGGTATTATTGGTTTTACAGTAGAAGCAGATAATCAGGACGAGGAAGTTGAACTGTGGGAGTTATTAGACAGTTACGGTATAGGAGCTGTTCCTGTAATTAGAAGTAAAGAACCTTTTAAGATAATGCATGCACGATATGAAAAGAGATGTGCTGCAATACATAGGGATTTGAATACATAACAAAGGTATGATATAATATATGTAACATTGATACATAATACATAGAAGGTGATTTATATGATTGTACCAAGAGATTATCAGGCAGAGGCAGTACATGCGGTTAGAACACATTTTGTTAACCAGAATATCTGTCGGCAATTAGGCGTACTTCCTACGGCTAGTGGAAAGACCATTATCTTTTCATACATATTAATGGCTCGGAAAAGTAATGGCCCAGGTCTTGTGATAGCACACACTGACGAATTGCTAGGGCAAGCTCGAGATAAGATACTTCGAGTTTGGCCTCAAGCTCGTATAGGGTTAGTTAAAGCAGAAAACAATGACTGGCAAGATAAAGATGTTGTTGTTGCAAGTATCCAAACGCTATCAAAGGATAAAAGATTACAGCAATTCTCTTCTGAATTCTTTGCTACAATCATCGTTGATGAGTGCCATCATGCCGTGGCCAGCTCGTATATTAAAGCCCTCGATCACCTTGCACCACGGGGTTCTAAAATCCTTGTAGTAGGTTGGACAGCAACCGCCAATAGAGGTGATAAATCCTCATTACGTAAAGTCTTCGATAAGATGGTCTTCTATAGAAGTGTCGACCAGATGGTACAGGCCGGCTGG